ATGGCACCTGGTGATGCGCTGTTTGCGGTTCGCGTTATTTCCGATGGCCCTGGCTGGATCGCTCAGACGTGGACCGCGCTGTCGCCGCTTTTGTGCGTAGGCGCAGGCAGTGCGCTCACATGGTGGTTCACGGTCGGAGCCGAAGGAAAGAGGAAGCGCGAGGAGGCCTATGTGCTCGCCCGATCACTTGCTGCGGAGCTTCGCGCTGGGCAAGTCGTCGTTCAAATACACAAGGCCTTCTATGAAGCTCCCGACACTGAGCCCGGGACGAGGGCGGACACGATGCGCTTCGGAATGACGTACGACAAGGCGCTCCCTGTCGCACGGGCGGCAGCAGCAAAGGCAGGCCAATTCGTAACGCCGGTCGCGGAAGAGCTAGCCAAATTCCTTTTGCTCTCGCAGAACGTTACCCAACTTCAAGAAATCATCGCGCGCATGCGCGAGGCCGGCGCGCTTTCAGACGAGAAGCTTGTGGCGAGAAGCAAGCTGCAGGCCATCATCGGCGCAACCATGATCGATTGCGGCAGGCACCTGGCCGATCTGCTCGACCAGCACTATCCGGAGAAGTTAGCCTGACTCGAAATCAGGCGTACGTGTAAGCGTACCGTGGGCTCGAATCCCACCCTCTCCGCCAAGAATCAAGGCCTTGCATCACTGCAAGGCCTTTTTCTTTGGCTGAAAAAAATCGTACACGTAAAAATGCACGTAAAAATAAAGGTCGTTTCTCAGCGAAAATGCATTCGCGAGAAGTTGAGCAGTTGAGGGTGAGTCACCAGCAGCAAGCTTATGCCATGCGGCCTAGAGGGTCATGGATTTTACGGGTTCATGTCCGATAACTGCCTGTTTAGCCTTGATGGACCAGTGCATTTTTACGGGGTAAATGGACCATTCCATCCGCCACTTTTGCCCTTGAACCTCTCCGACGCGCATAACCTACGCCGTACAGTCCAACGGATCAATCCAACCGATTTCACGCCGCCAACCGATGCTCGTAATACGGCCGCGCCCGGTCATCGAGGATCGCGTACAGCGCTTCCAGATTGTCCGGATCGGGGGATAGCCAGGCATCGACGTGCTCAGGCTTGATAGGGACGATGCAGCGGTCGTGGCCAGCTGCGGCTACCTCGGGCGGTGGCTCGTCGGTGATGGCGGCGAAGGAGAACAGGTCGGTGCCGTGGTCGCCGTGCGGCGACATGTTCCAGAGGCATGCCACCAACATTTCCTGCGGCGGCTGCGGGTCGAATTCGAGGACGACGTTCTCTTCCTTCTCGCCGGGCGCCGGCTCCCTGCCCTCCATCTTGTGGCGGGAGACGTTCTCATAGAACCGGTTCACGATCATGATGCCGTGGCGGTGGCCGAACAGCTTGCCCCAGGACTCCTCGAGCTTGTCTCGGCGAGCGTTGTAGGTCCCGGGGTACTTCCGCTCGATGGCCTCGTTCCAGCCCGGCAGGCGGCACTGGTAACGCATCGGCACTACGATCCGTTGGCCGTCTTTCTCGATCATCACCGGAGCCCATATGCCCGGGTAGATGCGCGAGTCGCGGTCCTTCGGTTCCTTGCGGGATAGATCGTCCAGGTTGCGCTGCGCGCGGGCGATCTTGTCGCTGGCGATGCGCTTATCGTTGGATGCGGTCTTGGTGGGTTTGGGGCCGGCCAGAACAGCCTCGGCCTTTTCTAGGCGCGCAGACTGAGCGTCGATCTCTACCTGGTAGGCGTCGGCCTGCTCCCGGTCGCCCTCGGCCACAATCTTGGCCAGCTCGAATTCGCCCTCGCCCCGCGGCTTTCGAAACGCCTCGCGCATCGCCTTGGGGATCTTCACCCACTGGCCGTCCTTGCGCTTCTCCCAGAACAGCTCGGTGAAGCGCTTGATGCTGATGATCGCGCCCCACTCGCGGACGAACTTGTCGTAGTCAGCTTCGATCTGGGCGGAGTAGCACATGACCAGCGGCTCAGCGTGCGGGGACAAACCCGGAGGCTGCGAGCATAACCCCGACCTTGGTGAGAGCCCAGTCATAGTCGTCGGGCCTGGCGGTGTCGAGGATCTGATCGGCCAGGCCGGCAAACTCGGGGAAGAAATCGGCGGGATTGGGGTGCTCAGGTGGCCCATCCAACCGCGATTGTGCTGCCAGTCTTCCAAACTTGAATGCGGCCTATCTGCTGATACGCTCGGCATTCTTCAATCTCCAGGGATGACTAACTTGAAGCAGCCAGCCGACGGTCGGACGGACGGGATTGCGTTAAAAATGCCCCAAATTCTGAAACCGCATTCCCTCGCCCTATTTCTGGTAGCCGCATTGTCAGCGGCATGGGCCAGATACGTCTTAGGCCCAGCACCTTTGGACGTTCACAACACGCATTGGATCTGGGGCGATCTCGCACAGGTTTATGTGGCCTGGGCTCAATATCTAAGCGATCCCCACACACACTGGCTGACCACTAATCGGATTAGCTATCCGCTGCCGATGAGCATCTCGTTGTTCGACCCGATGCCATTGTTCCTGCTGCTCTCAAAGCCGCTGGCCTGGATCCTTCCCGATGGCATCCAGATGATCGGGTATTACTTTTTGGTTTGCCTAGTGCTCCAAGGGACATTCGGCTACCTCGCCACGGTGCAAGCGTTGCGTCTTCTGGGCGAAAAACGATCAAACCTACAGACCTACATCGGAGTCGTGGGTGGTCTATTGGTCGCAACCGTTCCCTTCACGTTCTTCCGCTTCCAATTCCACACCGCCCTTTCGTCGCAATGGGTGCTTGTCCTATCCATTTGGGTGGTCTTGGCGACCCTGCATGCGGAGCGCAAGCAATGGATGGTGCTCAACTGTGCAACGCTGTTTTTGGCAACGGGGATCAATCCCTACCTGACTCTGATGGGCGCCGCGACTTGCGCAATCGCCGTCGCCACCCGGGTGCGAAAACTCGGTCTGCTCGAGGTCTGCCTGCGGTGCTCGACCCTGGCACTAACTGCGGCTGCCGGCCTGTACCTGTTCGGGTTCATGGGGGCCACGGGCTCTGAGAGCCTCGGCTATGGATTGTTCTCCATGAACGCGCTGGGCCCGATAAGCTCTGCAGGCTTAGGGCGGCTAAACAACCTGAAAATTGCCGACCCTACCGCCTACCAATCGCTGGAAGGATTCGACTATCTGGGGCTCGGGACCATCATCCTTTGCCTCTTTCCCTTGACCCTTTTCTTCAACGGTCGGCATCGCAAGTCGGGCTTTCCATTCTTGACCGCGGTGCTGGTGATTGCCACAGGCTACCTGCTCGCGCTTTCCTCGACACCAACCCTGGGATCCCTTCGCTTCCACATTCCGCTACCCGACTCCGTGGAGTATGTCCTGTCCCGTTTCCGGGCGAGTGGGCGCTTGTTTTGGATATCGGGCTTCTGGCTCATCTTCATGGGCATCGCAGCCTGTGTTTTGAGACTTGGAGCGCGAGGCGCGGCGGTTATCCTTACGCTGCTGCTCGTCATCCAGTTGATCGACATCCAGCCTGTCGCATTCAACACAAAGATGCTGATCGCAAGCGGAGCGACGCAGGAGCTCTCAGGCGTGCCCGCCAGAAGCTACGCCGCCATTTCCGTCTTCCCCGCCTGGGAGTGCGATCACGATGAGACTCCGTTGGGCATCCGTAATTTTGAATCGATCGGCTTCTATGCGGTGAAGCATAAAATTCCGACCAATAACTTCTATGCCGCCCGCAACCTACCTGAGCAGATCGCCTATCACTGTGACTATGGCGCCTTGCCCAAGCGAATCGTCCCGAACGGCGTCTACCTACTCTCCGACAAGATCTACAGAGCCATCCAACCGAGGATGGTTTCCGACTTCGAGTGCAACAATAAGACCAATGGCGACGGGTCATGGCTTTGCGTTCCGCGAAGTCGCAGTTCGACCGCCATGTGACCCGATATGGAAGGCGCCTAGCTCCCGCTAGGATACGCAGGCATTGAAGGCAATGACGTCGAATTCCCGCCGGAAACAATAGCCCGTAGCGCGTCTCGGTAGGCCACCCAGTCTGCCGGGACCGATATTGCCTTCTCATAGCAGCGCAAGACCGTCAGATCAGACTCAGCCAACGCTTGGCGAGCCGCTGGCACCAACGTAACCACCGCCGGAGGAGGCGCCACCGATATTGGATTTCCATTTGAATCGGCACCCACGGTGTATCCGAGAGCCTGCTTTTGGAGCATTTGGGTATAGACGGCAGGGTCGACTTCAACGATGTCCGAAGGCATCTCGGCGACGGCATGAATCGCATCGTCGTAAAACCCATTCGTGCTCTTGCTGAAAAAGATAGTCATACAAGCTCCTTAGTTACCAACGGCAAACCACGACAGATTCCATGCCTGGCCGACGGTGGCACTGTGCATGAACTGCGTGAAACCCGTCTTTGTCTGCGATGACCACGATGAGCCATATGGGACAGCGCCAACGGCGTCCTGTGGAACCGCCACGATGGCCTGAATGCTATTCGGGAAGGCGATTGGGAAGGTGACTGCCGTTGACCCGTAATAGCCCGGGGAGGTGGCCGTACTGGTCGTTACCGACACGATGCCCCATTGCAGGATTTGGCCGTTAGGAAGCTTGCAGTATCCAGGTCCCATCCCTGTGCCCGAGGTGTTTGAGCCAGTGAACTGTCCAAGGTTCACAGCCTGGTTCGACTGTGAGCCGGCAGGTACCTGTAAGGCACCTCCAGTTTGCTCGGCCAGCACCCAGGAAGAGATCGTGGCATTCCAGATCACCTCGACTCGGCCATTCGCGATGATCTCGGCACCCTGCAAGGCCACGTGCGCAGCGCCGACAATTGGCTTCGCGCCGAGCCCATTGAGGTTCAGTGTGGAGGCGCCGGTATTGGCAGTCTTCGCTTTGAACCAAAGAGACATGCCGTCGACCAGCGCGGTCGGCGCCGGTGTAAGAGCCACAGCGTAGGCATTGGCGGTACCGGTATCGGCCGCATAATTCATCTGCCCCGACTGGATCGCCAGGCCGAGCTGGTTGAACAGGTTTTTGGTGGGCGTCAGGCCGGCGGCCTCGACGATATTGATCAGCTCCTGCTGGACAGCATTGAGCCATTCCGCGGGAACGATCGTGGCCGGCACACCACCCGTGGGACTTCCGTCCGTGAAGAAACCAGGCGTACCCGCACCGGTACTCGCCGGCTGCGTCGCCGCAGCCGTGGAATTATCAATCTGATACATAACGCCTCAGGAGTAGTGGAATTGAAGGACCGTGTGCGCGGGTGCAGCGGCCTGCAGTTCGCACTGCAAAACGGCGTTGCCCCACGAGCCGAGTGCTTCACCGGCCGTGGCTTGGCCAGCTAGGAATTTCGTGATGGTGTTCAGGGGCGCATTGATCGCCCAGGTGAAGAACCAGTCCGTGCCACCGAGCTGCTGTCCCGCTCTGCTTTGGCCACACCGGAATGGCGCATACTGGGTGATTGTCACCTGGTAACCAAGCGCCGCGGCAAAGCCGATGAAATACGGTACCGACTGACCACCCGTGGCGGTCAGCCGCGCGACGATTTGCAGTCGCTGCTGTATGAGTGTCGGAGCCGGACCAGCACACGGATCCGGAAGACCGAGCGTCTCCTGCCATTCCGGAATCAGGTCCAGCGCAGTCGAGGGGAATGCGTCTGCCAGCAGGTTAATCGCAGCTTGCGTGTTGCGCGCATACGATGGGGCAAAGCAGGCGATCGTCTGGTCTTGTACGGACCCTGGTTCCCGACTCCAAGCGCGACCCCGGGGCATAAGCGCCCACATCGCGCCCTGGAAGTCGGATGGTGAGTAAACGGTCGCGGTCATGGGTTGTAGGTAACCGTTCCGCGCACCGGAAGCTGCCCGGTGGCATTGGGAATATTGCCGCTGGGCGAATTGACCACGAAGCCAGGCGTACCAGCGATCGCCGCGATCGCCGACTCAATCGACGACAGCTCGACTGACGTGCCCGCCTTGGGGCTTCCCTGCTCAAGAAAGACGCTGTCGATTGCCGCATTGATCGCCGTCTGAACGGAGCTGGAGGGCGTTCCGATGCCACTGAAGACGAAATTGATCGTATTGGGCGTGGGTGCACACACGTACACGAGCGCCGTGGCCGGCTGTTCGTTGATGAGACCGTTGGCGACATTGAGCTGATCACCGGTCGCCACCGTTCCCCTGGGGACACCGCCAGGGCCAGGGTCATATTGGGACACACCATTCGTGCCCACGGGGAAGCCGTTGTTTCCGACCTCAGCACTATCCAGCATCGCATAGACCACGACGGTCCCGGTACCGAAGCCGTTCGGCGCGCACCAGGCGCGAGTGACACCAGGGACCGCGAGAGACCACTGGACGTAGTCCGTCGCGGCGCCACCTTGAGGTGTCTGCTGATACGCCAGCAGCATGCGGGTGCGTAGCGAATCGTCCAGCTCGACATCCGCGCCGCCGGTGAATGCTGTGGCGGCCGTGCCACTGGATTGAACACCGGCGATAGGCGCTTGAAGGGAGACAATGGTGCTCGCTGCCGCGTTGCCTGCCGCGCCCTGCCCGGTCGGATTATTCACCGGGTCGATCGGAGGAAGCACTGCAATTGCAGGGATAGTTACCTGGCCACCCGAGCCGACTGTTCCCGCGGCGGTCGTCTCGTAGACGTAACCGTCGCCGCGCGCCAGCAGCGTGCCGGACGGAATGGACGTGCCCGGCTGGCCAAGGAACGTAACTGTGCCGGAGGCCGCCGTCGCTGGTTCCCGGAAGATGTTCCGAAGAGCCGCCCACGCCTCCAGCCATTCATCAGTTGCCGTGTATGGCGTCGCCTGCTTGGCGATGTAGTCCAGGTACCCATAATGCTCATGGGACATGCCCGCCTGCACGGTTCCCAAGATATTGAGGTTTGCGAATCGGAGCAGACCGTCGGCGCCCTTGATCCCCGAAGAGATGTCGGCCGCAACCTGGCTGCGAAGCACCGAAAGCGTAGGACGCTGATACGGCATCGAGGGGTCCCTGAAAAGCAAAGAGCCGCCAAAAGGCGGCTCATGTCACTCGAGGTGTGCGTGGTGATCAGATCAGTCGATCTGAGCCCATGCCCAATTGAAGGCAACCGACAGCTGCGTGCCATCGGGCCTCTGAAGAACAAGTTGGGTGGCGAGCATGTTTGGCTGAACGATGCTCGCCGTCACCGTGATCGAGCTGACAACTCCGTCATCCAGCATCCACTGCAAGGCCTCAGTGATGAAGCCCTTAGCCTTGGCCGGTATCTGGGCCGTGAGCTTTTCCCGGCCAAGTAGCCACAGGCGCGAGCCGATCGGGTAGTCAGCATCCAGGTCGCCCCACCATCCCCGGCGATCATCCGATCCATCCGGAATCGGGTCCGAAGCGTTCGCGAGGCGATCCGTAAAGAGGCTGACGTAGATGGCAGTGGTGAGATCATCGCCACTTTGGAGATCAGCGCCAGCGACAACCCAATCGCCGCGAGAGAGCGAGGTGTTCCATACGGTAGTGATATCGCTCATTGCTGCGGACTCGGTGGGCTCGTGGCGTTAGGCGAATGTCCGTGCTCGTCATAGAGCGCACGATCGGCAGCCATGCTGCGCGTCTTGTCCGTGATGTCGCCGGTCGCGACGATATTTCCGTTCACCTGCAGCGTCGGCGTATTGATAACGACCTCTGTCGAGGCGTTCACCGTCACCGTGCTGGCATCGTTTACGGTCACCGGCGTGCCCTTGGCCTCAACGACAATCCCGCCCTCTGAAAGGTAGATCCGCTTGCCCCACAGGTCGTAAAGCATCGACTCGCCCTCGACCAGGTTGGTCGGTCGGCTGGCCTGGTGCCCTGTCGCAATGGCTACACCGCTGGACCGGTCACCGCCGACGAACACAACAACGACGTCTGACCCTACTGGCGGCCGAGAGGCATGCCCAAACTCGCCGAGGCGAGGCGTCGTGTCGCGCGTCTCAAGTGCGCCCATGACCAATTGCAGGAGCTGGGCAGTCTTACTGTCGTTGCTGGTCGTTACGCGGCCACGACCCACCGTCAGCTGGACCCGGCGCCACAACCGCATGATGGCGTTCTGATCAGCGCTCATTGGAATGGGCCATTGAATTCCGCAAAGGTTGGCTGCAGCAAGATGGGCTCTGGCTTGAATGCATCAGGCGGCATCAACACAATCGTCGCCGTCGTGCCGTTGTCTTCCGTGCGCGCGTAGGTCACCTGACCAATGGCCAACTCGGTCGCTCCGAGCTTCAACGCTGGAAGATCCACAGGCGCCAACGTGTTCGGCGCCCATAGTGTCCCCGCAGAGTCGCGCCAGCTATCGCAGACGACTGTCACGACCTGCGAATGGCCGGCGCGCCGAGCCATTTCCCATAGTGCTCGCTGTTGCGCGATCTGGTTTCCACCGCCGCCGGCCTCAGCAATGAGGACCAGGCAGCGGTGCCGCGATACATTAGGGTCGCTTACGTTCGCAAGGAGGTTCCCGCCCTCACCGAGGTCAGTGAAGACGTCGACTGCTTGGAGGAATGCCTGGTAGTTGCTGTACCGCTGGTCGGCCGAGTATTCGACCGACGCCGAGATGACATTCTGTCCCTGGACAAACCCGCTTGCCGCCTTGACCGTCGCCAGCTGCGCCAGCAGCAGGCTGCCGTTCGGCTGGTCATAAGCGAGCAGCGCTGAATATCGGCATATCCGCTCGATCACCTCGAAAGCCGACTCGCCGAGCATCAGGTTGAACTGAGGGATAACCGGCAACCCGCTCACTGTGCAATCGACGCCGATTCCATACACCGCCGCCAGCTTCTGGGCGATGCCGAGCGCGGTTGACCCGCTGATCTGGCCACCCGGCCACTCGGCGGCGCAATCAACCAGGTCGCAGCATTTCGACCGGCCCATGACACGGATGCTGTGCTCCTCCGCGCTGATGCTCGGAATGAACCGATCAACATAGCCGGTTATGACCACGTCCTGGCCGATGCTGACCACCACCGGCGCACCAGGCTGCGTGATGACGGCATCGAGCTCGCCCGGATAGAGCTCCGTCATCCCGATACTGAAATCGGACGGAAGGCGCTCTATGCCGCGAGTAACCCGGATGTCCGTCCAGCCGGAAATGGCCTGACCGTTGATGGTCAGGGTGAGATCGTCTTGTTCCATGCTCAGGTGGCCAGGGCGCGAAAACTGGTCGGCATGAAGCCTGGATGCACTGGGTTTGCCTCCGACACCAGCTCATCCGAACGGCTCGCGTCCTGGTAGAGGCGTTGCGCCAGCACCAGCGACGGTAGCGGAGACCGAAATTGGAATGCCTTCAGCGGCGCCAGCGTCGCACCATTGCGCGTAAGCGTCTGAACGACGCACTGCCGAAGGGTGCGGAGGGCGGAATAGCTTGAGTCGTCGCCTGCGTCGCCAGCAATCAGGATCTCGTCGTCGATATACCCAGTGACGATGTCCATGAGGTTTGCGGCATCGTCGTACGAGCTTGGCGCGTATGCGGCCACTGCCTGCGCAATGGCCGCGATCGCCGCGCGCCGAACAATGGCGCTTGTAGCTTGTTGGGCGACCAACATCGCAGCCGCAACCTGCCCGCCACCGACAATGGGCGTGGGTGAATAGGTGGCCAGCTTGCCCAGGCGATTGATCGCGTCACCAGGGTTGCCGATTGCCCCTGCAAGGGTCGCTACGGATGCTTGCGCTGTCGCCGAGAACGTCGACACCGACGCAGCATCAATGCCAGCAGCCGCCTGATTGAAGGCTGCTGATGCGCTATCAACCGCGGCGCGCTGCTCAGCGCCCCACGCGGTCAGCGATGCGATCGTCCAGGGACTCACGCCGGAGGTCGACTGTCCGTTGGCGAAGGCAGAGCTGACGTTCGCGTTCGAGTAGCGGCCAAAGTTTCCAGTCAGCAGACTGCCCAAGTTGGCCAAGCTCGTCGCGTCGCGGGAAATCTGCCCCGCGATGACGGCAAAGTCGGCAGCCACGCCAACTACCGCGCCTACGACCGACTTGCCGACGCTGATCACGCCGTTGACGATGCCAAGGCCAAGATTGATCGACGCCGTCATGTCGTTGACGAAGTCGAGTGCGGCTGACACGCCGAGCGCATTGGCCAGATCGCTCAGCAGGCTTCCCGAAGCCTGCGCGATCGACGGAAATACGCGGTCGCCCGACTCGATGAACGTGAAGTTCAACTCGAAGTAGCGTCCGGCATCCGATCGCTCGGAAACGGCCAGGCCCCCGTCGGGAATGCTCACAGTGAGCTGGCCAAGGGTTGGGTGCACCAAGATGCCCGGCCCGGCCGTCTCAGCTGCAGCGATCATCGCTTCGCGCTGCGCGATTACGCTGCCGCCGCCGTATACCACGCTGTTCTCGACCAGGAATCCGACAAGCCGGATGCGCCGAGTCGCTCGACCAAGATCTTCGACATAGGGCTTGTCTCGCCCCGGATACTCATGGGGCACGACGCGACGGCCAAAACGGCCCTCGCCGCCGTGCACACCGAATGGCAGCCCGCGGAACGATGCCTGCTGAAGTTCATCGCTCCAACTCATGCAATCGCTCCTACACCCGAGTATCCAATCCGCGTGCTCGCCGTCACACTGCCGTCAGTCGATTTCACTTTCGCCTGCGTACCTGGCGGGGCATTCGGAAGTGTCACTTCCACGTGGACGCGGCCGTTGACCTGCGATGCGCCAGCGGAATCAGCATTGGGAGAACCCGCCGCATATGGACCTGCGGGGGCCGATGCCTGCGTCGCGCCATCACCGCCATTCATCCACGAGGCTGCGAGATAACCCCGCCGGCTCGCTTCGCCAGCGGCATCCGCCGGTCGCTCGTAGAGGCTGGACACGATAGCGCCAGCCTGATCAGCGGAGGTCGCACCACGCAAGGCCGAGCCAGCGTTTTGCTCATTGCCCTTCGTCAATTCGTATTGAACGAAGCCGAGCTGATCGAGCAACGACGATCCGCGGATGCTATGCCCAGACCACTGCTCGAATGCCTTCTGCCGATCCGCGTGCCATTGGCCGACACCAAAGGCTGCCCCGTTGTCTCCACTCGCATTCGGGTTGAGGGAGCTTTCGGTGGCAAGGTTGGCCGCAATGCCCGCCGCTTGGGCCTGACTCCACCCCTGCCCCTGGAAATAATCCATGACCCGCTTGCGCAGACCTGTGTCGATCTTGGAGGACGCAACGCCCGCCTGATATTTCCCGTAGAGAGCCTTCTGCTCCGAGTCGCTTTGCCAGAAGTGTCCGTTTGCCGCCTTCCATGCGTCGAAACTCATGCCGCCGCCGGAAGGGTCGCCATATGGCTTGGCCTGGGCGAATGGATGGGCGAACTGGTCTTTCAGGTAGTCCAAGCCGCTCGAAAAGTGCTGCTTGGTGTCCCTGATATGGTCGAAAACGGAGGCGATGTCTTTGGCCGCTTCGCCGATGTCCTTGAGGCTGTCTTTGACACCTACCAGGAACTGCGACGCATTGTTCCCGATCTCTTTCCAGTCAATACCCTGGATGTATTCTGCAACTCGCTTCACTACTCCAGCCACGTCCTGGCTGATCAGCTCGCGGTTGTTGGCTACCCAAGTGGCCAGCCCATCAACGAACGGCTGAAGGGCCGGCATGGCCTTGTCCATAACCGATTGCCCGAGCCCTTCCACCGCCATCTTCATGCCGGAGATGCTCAGCGCGAAGGCATCGGCATTGCGGATGTCTTCGGGAGAAGACACGTAGCCCAGCCGCTTCTGCAGGGCAGCATAGCGCGCGATACCCGCCTCGCCTTGGCGCAGGACTGGCAGCATCGCACTGACGCCCAACTGATTCGCGAGCAGCGCCTGTGCGTAGGGGTTGTTGCGCAACTGCGGGCTCGTCATCACCTTGGCGATCGCCGTCATTTCCCCGACGACATCCCACGCTCCATCCTTGGTGCGCTTGAGACCGACGCCAACACGATTCAAGAGCATGAGGGCGCCCTGGTTGCGCCCCCATCGAGCGTCCTGCATCACCGTGCCCAACGACTCCAGACTCGAAGTCACCGAGTCGGCCGATATGCCGGCCAGGGCACCAATCCCCTGCATCTGCTGCAGCTTCGTGGTCGTGATGCCGATGCCCTGGGCGGCGTACGTCGTGGCCCGGCCAAAGTTGGCCCAACGGTCCACCAGTACAGTCATGCCGGCCAGCGTAGCCACGCCCGTGATCGCGGCCAACGGAGTGGCCATTGAGGTCAGCGATCGAGCGGTCTTGATGCTGACGCCACCGATCGCCGATATGCCGCGACCGATGGCAGGGAGATGAAGCTCCTTGCCGAGCGATCGGAAGGACTTGCCCACGTCCTTGAACGGGCGCGCCATCCGGTCAAAAGCGTCGTTGACCTTTCGTACGGTCGCCGTCGCCTTGTCGGTCGCGGAGATGACAATGTTGAATGTATTAGCCATCGCCCTTCATCCTCGATGCTTGCTCGTTCCACCAGCTCAGCTCACGTAACGTCAAGGACCAGGCTTCGCGCGGTCCCCAGCGGTAAAACCGGGTGAGCTGAGCGATTAGCCCTGGCCAGCCTCTGCCGTCACTTCCCCACTGGCGTAGAAAGCGCCGAAAAAATCGCTTGCTTCCATGAGGTCGCGCTGCGAGAACTTCTCCACGACAGATCGCGGGATCTTGGCGATCAGGCTCACCAGAGTGATGTTCTGGCCAACGGTCGTTCCGGCGGCTTGGGCCTTCTCAAGCTCGCCGGCATCCGGTTCGCGGAGCTGAATCTCCGAATACGTGATAGCGGCCTGGTCCTTGCCGATGGTGATCGGCTTGCGCAGGGTGATGGTCTTTTCTTCCACGAGCATGATCAGTTCTCCGAGACGGCCCCCTGAGGGCCTTCCCATTTGACTTCGATGGTGGCGTCGGTGGACTTGGAGGTCTGTGCTTCGACCGTCCACATGTTTCGCCCGATGATGGTTTTTCCGTTGGCCAGCTCAGCCACGACGGTGACGCCGGTCATGGCGTTGAGGGAGGCCACGCTCAGGCCGCCCGAGTCGCGCAACGTGCAAGAGATGTGCGGCGCAATCGGCTTCTCGCTGTAGCCATGCACCGTGTCCTGGCCCGTCAACGTCTCACGCGTGACCAGTGACGGGTTGTATTCGAAGTCGCCAGCGAGCATGTACGTCTGTCCGTCGACGGACAGGTACGCGGTGCCGGCAAGGCGATTGGTATTGCTGCCCATGTGCGGTCTCCAGGCAATAAAAAAGCCGCCCGAAGGCGGCTTGGCTTAGGTCGATGGCGATTGCCCGAAGGGCTTAGAGGCGGAACTGCGCCAGCAGCGCGAACACGCGGAGCTGGTTGATCAGGGTTCCCGGCCACAGCACGTCGACGCGATTCGGATTGGTCGCGTTCTGCTGCACGATGAGCGCCTGGGCGAATGCATCGCTGTTCTGCACATAGCCCTGGTATTCCAGGCTCCGGTATTCAGCGATCAGGTCAGCTTTGATGATCGACGGAGTGACGATGGCCGCTCCGGGAGCAAAGCGCGTGCCGTCGGCGGCCAATTTCATGCGGGCGTACTTGCTTGTGACGATGCCGGCAAGATCGCGCAGCACGAACGTCAGCAGGAACATGGTCTCGATCTCCAGATAGCTTGAGTCGGCCTGGCCGAATCCGTTCTTCTGGTACGTCGTGATGACGTTTTCCAGCGCCACCGTGCCGTCCTGGCCAACGGTGAATGTGGAAATGCCGTCGAACAGCAACGTATTGCGTTCGCCGAGAGTGAAGCGCGACTGCACGGGCGGGGCTAGCACCGTGCTCAGCTTCAGCGTCTGCGCGGGCCGACCCGGGTCAGCGCGGCAGGCAACGGCAAATGCGCCGGTATAGTCAGCCGCCCAGACCCAGTTCGGACTCGGGGAGTCATTGAAGCCCAGGACCGATTCATGCTGGTTGTTACGCGCCAGGCCAAAGGTGGTCTGGCTGGCCAGCGTGCCTCGATTGGCCGCGAACACGTGGCCATAGACCTGCTCTGCCCAGCTCCAGCGACCGGTCTGGTCGTTGAGGAGCGCCTGCAGGGAGTTGAGAGAGGCCGTGTCGTTGTATGGGCAAACGATGAAGTCGAACGGCATATCGGCGAGATTGCCGAGAGCAGTCGTCAGCGTCGGGTTGGTCGCGCCACTGGCCATCGCCGTGATCGTCGCCGTGATACCTGCGGGGGTCACTTGGCCGCCTGCCGATCCCAGGTAGTTCAGGCGCAGATCAATGTCATTGCCTGCCAGACCCTTGTTGATCGCGGTGACCGTGACCGTACCGGTGGCTGCAGCGGCAGTGACCGGCAGGGTCGGATTGGCTGCGTTGATTGCAGCGGCCAGCGCGGTCGCAAGCGTGGTGGGCGTATCGGTCAGGGCGACCGGAATGCTCACCAGCTGACCGGCGACATATAGGCTGACGGTACCGGTCGCCGTCGGCGTGCCGGTGAAAACGACCGTTCCGCTGGCAGCCGTTGCGCCAGCAGCATCCGATAGCGGCAAGTACCAAACCTCGCCGAAGCTGTCAGAGTTCTTGTAGGCGGCCGTCATGAGCGCCAGCATCGAGCCTTGACCGCCCTGCACGACTGCGTCGGCTGCGCCCTGGCTGATGATCGGGACGTTGGGAACCGCCTGACCGGCCGAGGTGATCTGGCCAATGATCAGCGCGCGCTGCGTCTGCTGATTCGTATTCGCCTGCGAGTTGTCGACTTCCGCGAAGAAGAGCGGGACACGCAGGCCCTGGGGAATGTTGTTGAACGGAACGGTGCTCATTCGTCACTGCTCCCATTGTTCGCACCTGGAACGGTGCGGACGGCAGTCGGAGGCTGGGTCACCACGTCGCCATCGGCGATACGGCGGTTCCAGTACTGATCGTGTTCGCTGACCTCTCGCCCGGCATCGGGCAACAGGTCCTTCTTCACCGGGTCTCTGACGCTCAGACCGGGCGCGGGATAAACCACCATGGGGGCGCTCCTACTGCGGGAGTTGAATATCGAGCCCGCCCTCGGCACGACCATCCGGCCCGCTGGTTCGCGGAGCCGGCGTGACTGATGCCGGGAACGGTGGATTGGGATATGTGCCGCTTGGATCGGTCACGTTGGTCAGATCGGCATCGAGGGTGAGTTCCTCGATCGGCGTTCCGACGATGGGGTAGAAGTCTTCGGGGCCCTGGTAGAACTCCATGCCGATGTCGAGCGCCAGCTCGCCGAAGGCCTGGCTACCCTCGCTGTTGATTCCCATCTCGCTACGCGTGAAGGGAAACTGCTGCAGAAGAACCATGATCGATGGGTTGTTGATAACCGCCACTTCGATCTGTGCCTTCAGCGATTCAAGGGCTGCCTCGGCAACTGCGGTGCCTGCGTCGTTTGCCTGCGGCGGGACTTGCACACGGGCGATGATGCGGATCGTGGAGGTGACCTTGTATTGAGGCGCTCCATTTGGACCGAGAGACTCCCGGTCCTCGATAGGCGTCTTCACGTAAATGACCGGATAGCTCATCGCGGTCGTCGGCCACGAACGCACCGAGTAAACGTTGCCGCCAGCGATATTTGATGCCTTCAACGCCGCGACGGTCAGGTCGCGGAGCTCTGCGGTCTGCGTCATGGGTTGCCGGTGTCCTGGAGCATCAATTTGACCCAGCCGTGCCCGTCGGGGCGCACGTCATAGATCAGGTACAGCTTCCCAATGGATGGAATGCGGACCTGATCGTTTTGGACTGGTGGCGTGGTGAACTGAGCCAGGCGAACCCCGAGCACGGGCATGATCGCGTTGGCCGACAACGGATCGATCTGGTCGACCTCCTTGTAGGCCGCATCGAACACGCCCGTGATCGCAAAGCCGGTGCCGACGGCCGGCAGGTACGTCGCCGGTTCGCCGAACACCGCTTCCGTCGGCCCGAGCACGACCTGGTCCCAGTCAATCGGCATTACGCGACCGTTACGCGCGGACCTTCGTCCGCGCTCACCGACGGGCCCGGTCGAGGCAAGCTCACTTCCTCGCCCTTCTGGGCGAGGAAGCCAAGAGCGCGCAGGTGCTTGACCTCGGACGGGTCAATCAGCGCCTTCTCACCTTGCCGGCGCGTCTTGCCAGACGCATCGACCACGCTGCGACCGGCAGCAACGGTGACCTCAACGGTTTTCGCGGCGGCCAGAGCAGGCGCGGTCATTACGACACCTGCGCGGCGCAGACGTTGGCCGATAACGATGCATTGACGCGGCTCGGGATCACGAGCGGCGAACTTTGCATAAGCAGGATGCGCTGGGCCGGATCGTTCTCCACCCAGGTCTTCGGCGCATACGGCAGGGCCGCATAGTTGAAGTTGGGATCGAGGATCTGGCCGAAGGCTCGCGTGCCCATCAGGTCCGGACCGGACATCAGCACGGTGCCGTCGACCAGCATCGGCTGCTCGACGTTGTTGTCGTCGATGTACCAGTCGTTGTAGAGCCACAGGTTGTACTGACCCCAGCGGCCTTTGTATTGCGCGCCGCGAGCGATCTGCGGGCCATTGTTGATGTTGTTGCCGCTCTCACCCAGCTTCGGGTAATAGATCGCGCCCTGGACGCCCTTGGCGTTGAGGAAGGCGAGCCATGCCGACGTGGTGAAGACAATATCGGTCGCAATTCCGCCCGACAGCTTCATGATCTGGTGCTGCCAGAACTCAATGCTCTGCGTCGGCACCGGATCACGGCCGTCAGCATCGAAGTTGGCCGAAATGCCCCAACGGCCGTTACCGGTCAGGGCGACGGTAAGGGATGAATCGCGGCCAAAGTCGATAATCTCGGTCGGAAAGCCCTCACCCTGGACGACCACCTTGCCGGTGGTCAGCGCCTGGGCGGCCATCCACTCGAGTCGGCGGTCGAGCATGTCGATCTGGTCAGCCATCTCGAAGTTGATATTGGCCATCTCGCGCTCGGCACCGGACAGGTCGCCACCGCCAATGCGCTCGCCGATCTGACGCATCACGGGCTTGCGCAGGTCCGGGGCACGCTTGTCCTTGATGTACGCCGGCTTGTAGGTGTTGGTCTGGTAGCTGCGCTGCTGCACCAGCTTGCCCTGCACGAGGGGGCTAACGAACGGCGACATGCGGCGCAGGCCGATGTCGATATCGATGGCGACGTACTCGGTGTCGCTCATCTTGATGTTGGGGAAGAAGGTGTCCAGCAGAAACTTCTGCGAACGCTTCAGGGTCGGCACTACCTGGATCAGGTCGGTGGTGCTGAAGGGAAAAGTACTGGCGGCAGTCATCTAGCCTCTCCGAAGGGGGTCGTCTAACGCCGGCGCATAAAAAAAAGCCCCGCATATGCGGGGCTTCTCTTGGCCGGAGGACTCAGGTGGTTAGGGGGCGCTGTTGTTCGACGGCTGCGCGGCGGATACGGAGCTCTTGGCGAAGATGCCGTAGGGGCGCAGGCCCGCGACAAGAGCCGGCAGCGTCCAGGAAACGTCGAAGGTGAGCGCGGAGGCGTTGAACTCGCCTGCAAGGTAAGCGCCGGTGTTGACAGGGCCACCCGACGCATCCGCGTCGTCAGCGAGGATCGCAACCGGGGTCTGGCTACCGTCGCTGGCCGTCTTCACACACTCGATGTAGATGCCGACGGCATCCGAGACGGTAATGTTGAAGCCATCGCCGGCGACGAAGGCCGTGCCACCCGCGGTGATCGTGAAGTTCACGCCGGTGCTGGTAAATGGCGTACCGACCGTCGCGTTGCCAAGCGAAGTGCCTTCCGGATCGGTGACGGCGAAGACGGTCGCGCTCGTTGCGATAGCGGTATACACGCCAGTCTTCGGCGACGCGCCAACGCTGAGAGTGCCGATCGTGCCGTTGCCGGTATTGCCTGCTGCTGCGGCGGCCTCGATCGGGTTGACGGACTGCTGGCCGAGAACGGTCCCGCGCTTGAGCGTTCCAGCGCCAAGGATGATGGGCTGTGAGACGAGGTTTCGCGCGTCGGCAACGAGCTGATCGGGGGTATAGACCTGCGCGAAGATACCCGGCTGTTGCGGGTTATCGCCGATGAAAGACGGAGTGAGGGCCATGATGGTCTCCTGAAGTGGAATGGGGTGTCAGGCGCGCTTACTTGCCGCGCGCCTTTTCGCCAGCGGCAACGATCGCGGCTGCAATTTTGCTCATGCCGGCGGGCGCGGCCGGGGCGTCATCCGCGCCAGCCTGGGCGACACGAACGGAATCCATCCGCTGATCGAGGCGACCGGAACGCGAACTGGAACCAGCTGCCGTGGTCGTGAGAACCGCGACGGCTTCACGACGCGACATGTTCGTGTCGAAGGCGAGCGAAGCGGCTACGTCAGGGCGGACGCCTGCAGCGGCACACGCGAAGATGGCCTTGCAGCGAGCGCGCTCGCGGCGACGGGCCTTGGCCGAGGCGCTCTTTCCGCGCATTTCCTCATCGTCGTCATCTTCCTCAGCGTCGGCGTCGTCGCCCTCTTCGTCGTCCTCTTCAGCGCGACGAGCTCGCTTGGCCTTCCGGCCCTTTTTGCCGTCCTTATCTTCCTTCTCTTCCTTGTCGTTGTCCTCTTCGCCGTCATCTTCCTCGGCACGGCGACCATCTTCGTGATCGTCCTTGTCTTCTTCCGCGCGACGCACGTCCTTCTTGTCGTCGTCCTCTTCATCCTCGGCACGACGTGCACGCTTGCCCTTACGGGCACCGTCGTCATCCTCGGCGCGGACCAGGCCAAGCAGATGCGCAAAGGGCGCCGCAGCGGCACCCAGGCGGGTCAGGGTCTTGCTCATGTGTTTGACTCCAGAGTGGATTAGGCCAGCTCGGCAACGAGCGCCCGAAATGCGGCATCAGGCGCCGCCACAGCATCCGCGAGCCCCTTGGCTACGCCATCGGCGCCCAGGTAGGTCACGGCTTGGGTATCGCGCACCTTGCTGGCCGCGATATTCCGGTTACGGGCGACTGTCTCAACGAACAGTTCGCCCATGGTGTCGATGTCCGCCTGGAAGCGCTCAAGCGCCTCCTTCGACAGAGGAATTTCGGGGTGACCATCGGCCTTGCGGTCACCGTAAGTGATGAAGGTGACCTGCACGCCAGCACTAGTCAGCGCTTTGGACATGTCGACGTGCATGCAGATCACGCCGATCGAGCCGACCCCACCAGTGCGTGGTACCAAGATCTTGTCGGCGGCGCTTGCCAGGGCGTATGCGGCTGAATACGCGCTCTCGGTGAGGATGCTATGGATCGGCTTGTCGCCGCGAGCGCGGTAGATCTCGTCTACCAGGTCAAAACAGCCTGCCACCTCGCCGCCCGGTGAATCGATATCCAGCACAATCCCTTCGACAGCATCGTCCGACATCGCTGCTGTGAAGGCCTGACGAATCCCGTCGTAACCCGTCATTCCCGACCACGGACGAAGGGTTCCGCACTTCTGCACCAGCGTGCCCTGTATCGGAATCACCGCGACCGGGCCGACCATGTCGTAACCACGATCGCGGCGGTCGTAGTCGAAGCTATCGTCATCGTCGAAAGCGAACGCCTGCGGCTGGAGCGTTCGGCCATCAGCGCCAAACATCTGCGTCACGCCGAGGCGTTCAGCGAGCGCCGCCATGATCACCTCGGCCTTATCGCGATGGATCGCGAGCGGGCGATTGAAAAGGCGCTGCGCCAAGTGCGCGAACTGCATCAGGTAGCCTCCGGTTTCTTCGCTACTTCGCTTGCCGGCGTATAGCCAGGAACCTGCATGCCGGCCCAGGTTGGTACCGGGATGCCGAGTTCAGTGAACTTCTCGATCTCGCGCTGCCGCTGATCCAATACCTCTTCCCAGTCGAGACCTTGCTCCATGCATTCGATCTGGAGCGTGGAGAGGCCTGCGTCCATTCCCAGCACGGATCCCTGCTTCTCAGCCACCGGATCGATCCACCCGCGCGCCGGCCCCATCCACTCCGCGCGGCTATACATGCCGCGACATTCAGCGAACGACGGCGCGCCAGATGGCATCGGGTAGTCGTCGATATCCATGGACTCCTCGAGCCAGCAGCCGACAACGGGCTGGGCGAAGCCATGGCTGAAGTCGAACTGCCGACGCTTCAGCGTCTTGAATGCCTCCAGCAACGCGCCGCGCGCGGAGCTGTAGTTCGTATCCGACCAGTCATGACTCATCTGCTGGGCAGATAGGCCCGTCGCAGCAGCGAAATTGCGCAGGAACGTCTTTTCGAACTGCGCGAAATTCGTGTTCGGTCGCTCCGCCTTGACCGTATTGATCTTTTCACCCGGGAACAGGATCGGGACCTTTACCTCGCCAAGCATCGTCCGGCGATCATTGTGATAAGCGCTGCGCTCGTCCTGGTACTTGGAGAAGTCCGTGCTATCCCCCACGGCTTGCTCAAGGAGCTGCGGGTCAAACGGGCTTTCGAGGTATGCGCCAAACATCGAGTTGATGACCGCGGCATCGAGCTCGACAGAATCCATCTTCGCCAGCATCTTCATGCGCTGAAGAATGGGCGTGAATATGCCGGCGCCGCCGCGATGCTGAGACGCACGGTCGTGATCAAAGTCGTGGACGATGATCGGCCGGCCCCAATCGGTCTCGCGCGGGATCAGGTCCCAGCGGACGCTATCGGCAGCCGCCCACCAGTCACCCTGGTGCGCGCGTCGAATCCAGTAGCCGGTCGCCGCACCGTAGCGGTCAACTTCCACACCGCCGCGCGACGACTCCTGGTCAAAGCGCTGCTGCGGATTGGAGAGGCGATCTGGGTCGATCAGCTGAATGCCAGTCGCATAGCGAGCGCGGCCAAGGCCAATCCGGTCCGGTAGCCAAACCATCTGAGCGAGCGCATCACCATCGATCAACTTGTGCCGGAACGCCAACCGCATGATCTGCGGGATCGTCAGTGACCGTTGTGCGTCGCAATACTTGTTCGAATCGAAAGCCCAACTGCGGTAGTTTGCTTCAGCAACCCGACCGAATTCGTGGGCCCACGATGCATCGAAAGCCTTGTTGCCGGTGTACGCGGCCAGCGCGCGGTAGTCCGGCCGAAATAAGGGCCGAAAGTGCCCGCCGATGGCGTTGTCGAGAATGCGGGTGACAGCGCCCGATGCCCAACCATCATTTCGGACCAGGTCGCGCACGCGCGCGACGATCCGGTCCCGGTACATGTTGAGCTCGCCGTCCGGCGAGTACAGATACGGACGCCAGGCCGCAACGTGTTGACCGGAGATGTCCGCTGCGTCATAGGGTGCATTTCCGCCCGGCGCGAGCATCCGCGCGCGATTGGGCAGTAATGGATTCCCTCGGGCATCGAGGATCGTCGGCCCGTTGTCTGAGCGGCCTGCGCTCATCGGAATACAGGACGCATCGGGTTACGAGGACGCGCCACAATCCCAAGCTGGGCCTGAAGCAGCTGGATTACTGCCGCCAGCTGGGCCAGGTTCGCGCGGGTATAGGTGACAGACTTCGTGCCGTCGCCCTGGGTATAGCTATAGCTCTCGCCCTTCGCACCGGTGGAAAGGTCGATGTATGCCTGCTGCGCGGCAGCCAGAGATGCCTGAAGCTGCGCAGTCGGCATTCCAGCCAGCAAGCTGGTTGCCGGGTTGAACGGGATACAGCGCATGCAATGGCCTCCGGCTCAGGCGAGCCTGGATGTGATCGATTTCTTGCCGGGTTCGGCCCGGGTGACGCTTGGCCCCTTGGCCGGTTTGGCTGCGGGAGGCGCTGTTGAGGCGGGTGAATCGGCCTCTTGAGTTGCTTGCTCGGCCACGATCGAGAGCGCTGCCGCAATGTCTTCCGCACGGCGGTTGAGCTTCAGCCCAAAGTGCAACAAGCCGCACAGAGCCGCATATCCGTAGACGCGGCAATCGAGCGCTTCATTGGCCCGGCCAGGTCGCAACTCCCATACGCGGTAGCGCTGTCCGGCCTTCACCACCAACACAGATCGCTCAGCCGTGAGCTGCCCGAAGTAATTCAGATCGCGATCCGTCGGGAAGTGCATGTATCCCGGACCGACGGCGTCCTTCGCCAACCGGCTGGTGATGGTGTCTTTGGCTGCATTCACGCCAATGATCACCGGCCGATAGGCCTTCTTGTTCCTGTTCGATGGCCTCGCGGTCGGCCATACCGGCGAGCGGCGACCGCTCCGTGCCGATTCGCCTTTCACCGCCCAGATACGTCGGCCGATCCGGGCCTTACAGAAGTCGTATACGGATTGCGTGTGGTGGCCGCCAGAGTCAACGCAAGCAGCCATTACCTCGAACCCCCGCCCGTCACCGCGCATCCACCGGCGCTGCAGATACATGTCGAGCTGAACTTGAACCTTAGGGTCAGAGAACTCACCGTCGATCACGTGATAGGCGATCGACCACGACTCTTCGTTGCGGCCCCAGCCGATTACCTCGAGCTCGACGCGGTAGTCCTGGACATCGACGCCGACCGTTATGACCGCAACGCCATCGGGTACGTCTGCGCCCCACACCTCGCAGCGTCCGGCCAACGCTTCGAGCTGGATTTCTTTCCCGGAGTGTCGGCGATAAGGCAAGCCAAGCTGCGTATTCCAGAAGGCCTGCTTTTTGTCCTCGTCGTCCTTCGCCGCGAGCCACTTGCGCGCGATGTCTGCCGGCTTGTCCTTCGACCAGGGGCTGTACAGCTTGCTGACCTGGAAGCCAGCGTGATCGTTTTCGACCGCCATGCGCCCGCAATCGGGACATAGGGCTCGATAGACTTCGAAGCGGTCACTGGCCCACCAGGCCCAGACTCGATCTATCGCCCCCTCATAGCTTGCCTTCCACGCTTCCTCGTAGGCCTCCAGAGGCACGTGCCGCTGGCCACAGCAGGTGAATGGCCGCGTCTGGTGAAACCGAACTGTGGCGAGTGACCGTAATCTCTCGCCCTCCGACCACATGCATGCGCAGTGCTCGCAGAAGATGCGCGCACTTTTGGTTTGATGCTGGCCGCCGTCTTTGTCCCATTCGACGTGCTTGAAGAAGTCGAGAAACTGCCGGTGTCCACAGTGCGGACAGCAGACCGAGGCCCGGCGCTGGTCGGACTCTGCATAGCTGTCAGCGATACGGCTCTCGTCTTCGACGGTCGGTGAGCACGCGCGTACCGAAAGCCAGTTCGCACCGAAGCTTGCGGTGCGCTCTTCGGCGAGAGCGATCGGATCGCCCTCGCGAGTGATTGGGTACTTGTCGACCTCGTCCGCCAGCAACACGCGGATCGGACGGCGTGCCAAGTTGTCGGGGCTGCCTGCGCCAGCAAGGGCGAGGAAGCCACCAGGGAACGCCTTGTACAGCAGCGTCTCATCCGAGGACCGCGTTCGGCCGGAGCCGATCAACTCGCGGAGCACTGGGGTGACACGCAGAAGCGGCGTTATCCGCTCCTTTGAAAACTGCTCTGCCGCATCCTCTTTGGGCTGAAGCAATAACATCGGGCACGGGTCCAGGTGCGCGAAGTACCCGAACACGTTCTCCAGCAGCGCCGTCTTCAGCAGCTGCGTGCTCACCATCACGGTGATGACGTGCACGCCAGGCTCAGTGACCGCGAGCATAGGCCCGCGCGCGACCTCCACTGTCGAGGTAGACCACTGCCCGGATGTGCTACCAGCCTCTTTAGCTAGCTTGCGGTACCGGTCTGCCCAGGCAGGAACGCTGATGCGAGGCGGCGGCGTCCAACCGCGTCGCCAGGCCAGCCCAAGCCGATACTCACTGGTCGGCGTCGAAATGGACGTCGGGCTCGCCGAGCTGGCCGATGTGCTTATGGACATGCTGAGTGAGCGCCTCGGTTACCAAGTCGGCTTCCAGCCCGAGGTCTGCCGCAATCAGGGGGCCGACGCGCGCCGGCCAGTTGAGCCATGCATCCCGCGCGGCTCGTGCGCCCTCAAACAGAGCGCGCTCAGCCAGCTCGAGCGAAACCAGGGCTCCCGACTTCTCCTCGTATTCAAGTTTCCGGAGCAACGCGAGGTAGTTCTCTTTGCGCTCCAGCGCCTGCCCGTACGGCAGCATGTCGACCACACCCGAATCGAGTAGTCGGTCGGCCCTCTCTTCCAATGACTCCTCATTGGCACGCGAGGCTGAGTCACTCGGAGCGGCGGCAGGTGCGAACACCTGTTCGCGCCTGTTCGCAGTGGTGTTCGCACCCGGTGCAGAGGGTTTTGCGCCGACCGCGTTGCCTTCGCGCCAGGCCGATCCGACGAGCGATGGATCGATGCTCTTGTCTTCGGAAAGCCTTAACCGGCCTTGCTTTACAGCCCGTCGGACAAGCGTGTCCGACACACCTTCTCGGCGCGCGAACTCGCGAATGGAAATGCCATTGTTCATTTTATGGAACGATCACTGCGAACATGGTGCGAACACCTTTCGGACCCCATAGCTGGTGAATCATCGCGGCGCGCAATGCCCACGTTGCAGGAAGGCTCAGGAGGGACCCAAGAGGGGTGGGGGGGTGTCACCATGCAGGCCATGATGGTGACCCCTTCCTACTCGCGCGCAGTCGCCATCGCCTTTGCCATGGCTGCACCGAAGACCGCGTTGAACCTGCGGTCAATGATCATCTGCGCATGGCTTCGATAGTTCAGCCGCTTCGGTACCGGCAACGCGTCACCGAATCGAATGAGAAGCTTGAGCGAGGCCTTCTTGCCACGCTTCGCAGGTATGCGTTGCCACACACCGTTGACGTCGCCGTGCGCAGTCTTCACAGGACCAATGAACACGTCGCTGCGCGCCTTTAGGCGCTGCAGCGTGGAGCGAGTCAGCTGGCCGTACTGATCGAGCCTGATGTTCTTGGGGTTGAGCAACGCCCTGCCCGGCAGCTCGTGCTGGCCACCCGTTTCATAGGGAAGCAGATACTTCTGGGCGATCGGCTTGACATAGACCTTGGCGACCAAGCTGTCCTTGCGGGCACCGTGAACGCCAATCGATTTCACAGTGAAGGGCTTGGGCTTCTTGAAGGTAGCGGCAATGTTGGCCGACTCAGTGATCGCGACTTCCTTCGCCAGCATGGTCAGAGCCGTCGCCGTAGCGAAGCCGATCTGCTTATAGGCCAGCGCAGACAGGCTCTTAGTAACGGCCTTGACGTTTGCCTTTACGGAAATCTCGATAGGCAATGGGACAGCCTATCGCCGCTTTGACCGCCGCCATCGCTTGATGTCGGCGATACCATCGGCCGCGAGCATGGCGACCACGCCCGTGGCCGCCAATGCAGACAACACGGCGAAGAAAGTCTGCACCGCGTCCACGGTTACGCAGTAGGTGCAGCGGCCGGGGCTGCCTTCTTGAACAGTCCCGAAGTGTTGAAGATTGCGACCGCGGCATTGATGAGCGGAGTCAGGACACCACTCAGATTGGTCAGGGTTGCCACGTCCGCGCCAGCGGCAGTCAGAAAGGCATTCACCTTCTGCTCGGCTGCCTGCAGCTTGGCGCTACCAGTGATACCAGGCGCATTGGCCAGCGAGGATTCGACACTCTGCACCGCCTGATCGATCAGCGTGAACAGGTTGGGCACAAGCGACAGCAGGGTGATGACGGACGAGAGGCTCATGGATTGCTCCGGTTGACGTTCAAAGGATGGCGCCTCGGCGACGCAGGTCGTCGAGGCAGGCAGCGGTTCCGCGATGCTTGATGGCGTTGCGCTGGAAGACACCAGCGGCACCGATAGCCCAGATTCGCTGGTCGCTGATGTATTGCTTGGCGATGCGGAGCTCGGCGATGGCAGCTCCGTAGTCAGGGGGATCGAGGTCGAAACCGAGCCCGACAGGCGCGTTCGGATAGAGTCCCAAAGGCTCGAAAGGCTCATGTTCACCGCAACTCACTATTGGCTTGGGCAATGGCGGCGTTGACGTCGTCGGATTGCTTGCGCAGCCCGGAAGGGCCAACAGCATCAGCGCGAGCGGTATCAGTGGCCTTTTCATTTGCTTCCCTCGCCTGCTCCACCTGCTGGGAAACGGTGTCGCGAATGACTCCGCTCGCCGCTTCGGCAGTCGCTTGGTTGTTGGATGCCTTTACCGCGTCAGCAGCTTGTTTCCGCTTGAAGAGGAAGCCGGTCAGCGCGCTAAGCAACCCGCCTAACAGATCCGCGAGAAGTTCCAACATGTCGAAGCCCCAGTGGATTACGGCCTACGAAGAGCAAAAGCGCATAGATGGCGAAACCGGCGTGCAGCAGCAGTGCCCACCACTGGACCGGGAAGCCCTCAGCGTTGTGGCCGATCCACCCAAAGGAACCTGTGGTCACCAACCCGAAGGCTACGGACCTGATCGGGTGATGGAATGGGTTGAGCTGACGCAGAGCATCGCCAGCGCATAGCAGGATCACCGCCAGCAATACGATGTCCAGCACGCTCAGGTAATTCATTTCGCACTCCCATCCCCCTGTGTGGGTTGGGTGGATGCGTCGCCGAGCTGTTCATCGGCACGACGGCTCACGGCCTTCTTTATGGCCGGGATGATGGACATGGCGCAGAGACCGATAACAAAGGCCGCGCCATTGTTGAGTTCGGGTCCAAGATTGAAATGCTCCAGAATCGCCGGCGTGAGATAGGCCGCTGTGAGCGTGCCCACTACCACTGCGCCGATAGCCTGGGTGCGATTCAAGTTCTGGATGAAAGCCAGCGAGACGACGCCGCCAGCAAACCCTGCAATCGTGGTGCTGAGCTTGATACCCAGGGTGGCGCTCACCGGCTCAGTCATGCGGCGGCTCCGAGTGCGCCAGCGTTATAAGTCTTCACGGTCGCGACCACGTTCGCGGGAACGGCGATCGCGGTACCTGCAGCCATGTCGTAAGCGCGGTCAATGACGCCACTATCGCCAGCCTGATGGCCTGGCTGGGCGCCCATGACGCGTCGCGTCCAGCCCTGGCCGAATGTTGCGAACGTTGGCAGTCCCCGCAGGAAAGCCATACGTGCGTTGCAGATGGCATCCGTTAGCGCACTGATGCCATACGTCGAGCCATAGCTGACGATGGCCTGGATGGTTACCGGGCCGATCTGACCATCCTGCACGGTGTGAACGATTGCTTGCAGCGCGCGTGCGGCACGAGCGACGCCTGAATTCACGGCGAAATCGAAGGCGGCATAGTCCACGCCCAGCGGCAGGGCGTCGCCATTGATCATGTTCCAGTAGCGCCAGCGGTAAATCGCCCGAAGCTCCGCATCTGTCATCAGGCGAACCGACTGACGCGGCACCTTCCGACGGTCACGGTCATCGTCATAGACGGCCTGCGTCACTCCCTTGTAGGTAGCTCCGCCCGGGTCTTTCGGGTTGTTGACCCACCCGCCCTCATAGACCAGCGTCAGACTAAGGCTGGTGTCGAAATTCGTCTGGCTCATCGCGCTCGTGCCGCAAGAACGGCGATACATAGGTGGTCAGGCTTGGCGGGCGGTGCTTTTTACACTGCGAACCACGTGGGGAATCTCGTTGTCCACCGCAGCACGGCATCGGCTCACGCCGAGGCGCTGGTCGTGCATTCAGCGAGCCTGACCTTGAAACGACGCCGCGACGGGCCGTCTCCCGAAGGACTTACCCCGCATATCCACCTAGGGGCGCGCAGCGATTCGGAACGACGGCTTACTCCGCCGGCGTGAAGTCGATGAAATATTCCTTGTTCAGCTCAAGCAACCCGCACGCGTCCGGGTTGCTGATGAGCATCGTGAGCTGACCACCCGGGGTTGCCTGGGACCAGCTGTAGTTCGCGCTGGAAGGGTCCGACGAGTAAACCGGGGAAAGCGATACTTGCTCGCCACCCTGATAGGGCTGCACAGAGTGAACTCGAAACTTGGCGCGGATAGACATGAGATGCTCCAAAAGAAAAGCCCCGAACTGGGCGGGGCTGTATCAAAATGAGTGGTCGCACGAAGCGGCAGAATCATTGTAGTGACCAAAACCGGAAGCGCCTATTCCGGAAATTAGGCAGCTGCGCGTTCGAGCGCACGACTCGCAGCCGCCAAGCCATCAGCACAGTGATCCATCAGCCACGTGTACACGTAATGCCACGTCTTGCGGTAGGCATCCTCTTTGATGCCAAGCGCGCCTGCCCGGTCGACGTTCTTCGACGGGATGACGCCCTGCTCCTGGCACCGGCCACACGGCTTGGGGCCTGTTCTCGACGCGACCTCTTTCCTTCCCTCGCAATCGGGGCACTGCCGTGGCGAAAGGATCTCCGCCAGCACCGCCGGGGCAAGACGCGCATATGCAGGATTCGGCAGCCGGATCTCGTTCTGCACCTCGTCAACGCTCGGCCAGCGATTCTCGTGCGCTGAGGCGTACATGCCCTGGGCCCGGCGCAACGCGAAGCGGTCGGAGCTGATGGCAATGGCCAGCGTCGCGTCCAGCATGGCGTTCTCCCGTCGGCGGTACTCGGCCATCAGCTCGGCGTTCATGGCATTGAGCGCGTGGTGCTGGAGCGACCAGCGACTGTCCGGCCACCAGTAGAGGCACAGCAGGTCTCGGCCGAGGCCACGCGGCACCATGCCCAGGGCGCCAGCGATATCCGACGATGTCAGCTCAGGTAGTCCGCCACTGCCGATATCGAATCGGACGTTCTTCGGGTGCAGGCGCGCCAGCAGATAGGCGGGGTGCGTCATGCGGAGGCCTCACGCAGCTCAACCGTCACCGCAATTGGCACCACGCGCAGCGGGCCGCGGTGAGGCTGCCTGACCTTCTGGGCCTTGAGCAGTCTTCCGGCCTCATCCTCGCTCGCCGTCACCTCGGCCAGGTTGATGCGGTCGTCCTGGTCCGCCAGCCCCCACAGTTCTGCGTGGCCCGCATTGAGCGTCGTCTGCATGTCGATCACCTTCAGTGCAATGAGTTGGTCTTGCAGCGCCAGCAGCGAGTCATCGCTGCCATAGCGCGTCCGGAACTTGCGGGCGTGGCGGGCATAGCTCGGCCCCAGCACGGCGGTGCACTGAGTGACGGTCATCCCCTCGAGCGGCTCGCCGCGGTGATGCCAGCAACACAGGCCGATGCTGTAGCGGTGGCCGCGCCGGGTATGCCCATGGCGCCCTGTCTTGGTCAGGTGGTGCACCTCGGGCGTGGTGAGCCTTCCGCTCATCAGGCAGGCGAGGCAACCGATCATCCGAATGACCTCGAAGCGGAGGTCTTCGCCGACGGTCGGGGTTCCGGTGCTACGGCCCTGCCTGAGAGTGCTACCGCGCTTCTTCGCCTTGGGGGCGCGCTTGTCGCTCACCTGCTTGAGCGCTGTCCGGCTCAGCAATGCTGTCCGTTTCATGCCATCACCTGAACTGGTGCGGCCAACACGTCGTTCACCTTCTCGACCAGGCGCCGCGCCTCTTCCTCGGTCAGCCGGTACACCCCTGCCCCGACCAGCACCTCTATGCTGCCGTCAGGCAAGCGCTCCGCCAGAGGGCGATGCTTCATGGTTGGCTTGCGTGGATCCATCACGCGGCCCCCGCGCGGCCGGCCGGCACACCATTGGGCCACCCGCAGGCGCGGGCATCATTCAAGCGAGCGGCCTGCTTCTCTCGAATCGCTTTGGCGCGTATCGGATCGTCGTCATAGGGGACTGCGAGCACGTCGAGCGCGGTTCGCATGTGCCGAGAGGCCGTTGCACGAGAGATCCGCAGTTCGTCGCAGACGGCGTCGGCAATATCCCCCATGAGGAAGTGCTTATCGCGCCGGTAGGCATCTTGAACTGCCACCAGCACGCGCATGGCCAATGCCGTCGGCAACAAATCTCCTTTCCGTCTCATCGCCACACCTCGCGCAGGTTGCCGTCCACATATGCTTTCCAAACGTCGAACGCCGCTTGTGCGCCTTTGCACACGAACGCCGCGTAGCCCTCATCGATCGACTCAGTGAGCCACTCGATCTGGTTTTCACTCGGCCGACCGTCCAGCGCCTTCATCTCGATGTACAGCCCGTGGAAGCCGCTGCGCGCCACGCTGCAGAACAGGTCATGCACGCCCGAGCGAACGCCTTCGGCCTTCAGGCGCCCCGCCTCAGCCTTCGAGCGGCGTCCACCATTGGGAATCGCGAAGGTGCGCTTAGCGGCGCGCGCATAGCGCGGGTCTCGCAGCGCCAGCGAATCAACGCGCTGGATGAAGTCGACCTGCTCGCGGTGTTCTGGGTCGTCGCGCTTCACCTTCGGCGCCGACGGCAGCACGGGGAGCGTCGGCGTCTTCGGTACCGAGGGCAGGCGCGCACGCATGCCAGCGGGCATGTCGTCGACGCTGCGATAGCGGAGCGCGCCCTTAGGCATCGATGTCCACCTGCATCAGGTCGCGCTCGAGGTATTGGCTCACGCGCAAGCGGGACTCTTGGTTGCCCGCATCTTGCGGACCGATGCCCAGCTCCTTGCACGCCTGCCAGTAATCCCGCTTCTCCCGGCGACAGACGTAGCAATACCCACGCACGCGCTGCGAGCGCCACCTGATCCACTCAGGAAAATGCACGCCATGGCGCGCACAGCAGATCAGCACCTTCGTCCCTCGGAAAGGGAGCGTCGAATGCCGACGGGGGCGATCCTCACCCAACATAGCCGCCCCTCATGATCTCGCCGAGGCGACTGCGCATATCCACCGCCAGCCGATCCACCGAAAACTTGGTGCCATTGGCCGGCGAGGAGCGATAGGTACCGACAAGACTATCGATGTGCCGGTCCATGGCGGTGCCGTACTCGGCGTGGTGGTGGAGCGCCACTGCGCCCTCGCCATTGCAGCCGATGAACACTGCGACCTCACCGTGATCACGGAGGATCTCTGCGACTCGGCGCGATGCCGAGCCAACCGAGGCAAGCGTTACTTCACCGAGCTCGACCATGCCGGCCGTGGCAATGGAGAATAACTGCGTCGGACGGCCGTTCTGGTACTTGACCCGGTTTCGGACAGACTTCACCAGGCCCTCCGACTTCAGGAGGTTCAGCGCACGGCGCACCACGCTGTCACCCAGCGCCAGTTCTTTCATCATCGCCTCGACGGTCATGGACTCACGCTGGAGCGCGGCGTAAATGCGCGAGGCGGCTGGGCTCATGCTGATCACGCAACCTGCTCCTGAGCCTGAGCGCCCGAGCCAAGGATCTCGGCCATGCGCGCCAGTTCGCGACGCACCGTTTCGTCGTTCGCTGGCACCGGCTTCGCTGGCTTCTCGTGCTTGATCACCCCGGCGACCGGCGGAGGCAGTGGCCATCCCCGCATCACGTGCTCGCACGTCAGTTCGTAGGCCTCACTGACGGCACGCTCGCAGCGGAACTGATCGCCCGAGTTGTATTCGCCCGTGTTGAGGTACGTCCAGAACTGGCGAACGAACGGAGTGATGAACTCACCCAGGTGGCCCATGTCATGGCGCACAGAGGCGATGCTCGGAATGCCCATGCACATCGCACGGAAGCGTGGAGCCGATGGGGGCCATTCCAGTCCGCGCGCCAGCGCAGCCTGTAGCCCCAAGGCGATCTGCGCAGGCGTGACGCCAGCGAGCGCCGCAGACCACGTGTCGGCAGCGTTGCCGGCTGGGTCTACCCCGTACTGCTTCGTCCACGTGTTGCCGAACATGTGCGCCATCTTCAACCAGAACTTATCCAGCAGGTCCTGCGGTGCACGTGCCTTCAACGACCTCACTCGATCGTCGGCCGTCTTGCTCACGGGCTTGTCGCTCGTCGATGGCGCGCTGGACATCGTCGCCAACGCCTCCTGCGCTGCCGCTGCTACGGGTTGCATGGGTGCCTCCGTTGGAGTTCTGCTTCGGCGCGAATAGGCCGCGCCAGCCGAGTTCGATCGCGTTGTCGATAACCTTCTTGGGCGGCCAGCCTTCGGCGCGCAGCCTGCCGAGGGCTTCGATGGCCAGCTCGGCGGCGCGTTGGGTCAGCGGCTGCTTGCGCTCCTTCCGGTCACTCACCCAGGCATCCCAGACGTCGGGCGGCAGCCAGGGGGGCAATGTGACTTCGATCGGAGGTGTAGCTGAACGCGTGCGCTGACGTTTGCTCTTATTGACGGTTAATGACGGTTCTTGACGGTTAGTGTCCGCCTGGCGGACTTCGTCGTCCGTCTCCCGGACTTCGTTGTCCGGCAGGCGGACTAGTCCGCCGTCATCCGAACTAGTACGCCTGCCGGACTGGTTGCCCTCGTGGACTAGTTCACCTGCCGCGAAAGCTGCCGGCGTGACGTTGTAAGTCGTCTTGTAACGGTCGGTCCGATCCGCCTTCACCGCCTTGTACTTTTCCAGCCACTTGATTGCGTCGATCACCGCCGTGCGACCGAAGCACGTCCGCTCGCAGATCGTCGTCAAGGAGGGCCAGCAATAGCCTTGGTCGTTGGCGTTGTCCGCCAGCGAGATCAGCACTGCCTTCGGCGTCGGAGGCATCTGCAGGGGCCAGCACTGCGCCATGATCATCGTGCTCATGGCGCACGCTCCAGGGCGGACCCCTCACGGTGATAGGCTGGCTGTGCGACCAGAACAACCACACACCGAAGGGAATCCATGAACGAGGAGCAGCTGGAAAACGCCTTCTCCCATATGATGGGACGAGTCGTCGCGATGGAGTTTGCGCTGAAGGTACTCATCAGCACTCACCCCGATCCAGAGAAGTTAGCCGCCGTTTGGCGCGCACGTGTACCGGATTTGGTCGACGCCGGTAGCGAATCGCCGGAGACCGTGCACGACCCTGAGTTCCGCGAAGGACTGACGCGCCAGCTTCAACTGCTCGGTTCCCACCTGTCTCAGAAGTAGGCCACCAGATCCATGGACGCCATCGGATGTCGCGATTGCGGTACCGCACGAACGCCCAGCCAACATGCACCCACCAACCACGACCATTCGCGCGATATACAGGGCGCATACCCATTACGAGCGCCAGCGCGTTCATCTTGATTGGGTCGAGGTTGGGAGTGATGTCAGTCATGTCTGTGGCGTGAGATGCGCGCGATCGAGCTCCCGTAGAGCAATCGCTGCGTCGCTGGTGGTCATACCTGAGCGCGCCGCCAGCTCTTTGCAGGCGGCTTCGAAGGCAAGTTCTTCAGGCGGTTTTCCGAGAAGCGATGCAGCGCTGATGAGTCGCCCGTAGGCCTCGTCACCACCAAGCTCCAACGCAGATAGACGGCCGTTAAAACGGTCCTGAACACGGACTTCAGCCTTCATGCGAGCCAGCGCTACGCTGTTCGCCGAATTCCTCCAGGATCTTCTGAACGCCCATGTTGATGAGCTCGCGCTTCAGCTCTCCCCACGTACGTCCGGCCAACACGGCAGCTTTCTTGCCGCGCCCGCGCTCGATGTCATTGAGAGCGACCTTCTCGTCTTGGCGCCGAAGCTGGGGATCGAGGTACGTCATAGTCAGGTCCTTTGAACTGCGAGTTGGTCTGTGGTCACGGTCAAGCGGCCTGATTGGGCTGCTTGTCGTTGTTGGCGGGCGGCTGGCGACCTACAAGCTGCAAGATGCGAAACCCGGTGTCGTAGCTCACGGAAAGAACCCCGTTCCGGATGCGATTGATCGTCGAGCGGTTAACGCCAACGGCCTGGGCGATTTGATGCTCGTTCCAGTGGGCATCGATGAGGGCTTGCACAGCGGCTTTAGGAGTCATGGGCCATGAGCATTGTGCGTTTACGCACAAATGTCAATGCTTTTGCGCAATCAACTGCGCAGACGCAATGTCCGAACATGGAGGGCATGAGCTACCTCCAGCAGAACCTCAAATGGCTGTTTGAAACGAAGAAGACCAACGGCTACCAAGTGGCCCAGAAGACGGGCGTGGTCGCGAGCACGATCAATCGCATCGTGAATAGCAAGTTCAACGACGCGCGAGACAGCACGATTCGGCCAATCGCGGAACACTTCGGCCTTTCAGTCAATGACTTGAAGAATGTGGACCTGCAGGCCCAGGAGAAGCTTCTGGCCGTGGGTGAGGCCGTGGGTAAGCTGTCAGTGGACGCGTGCCTGATCACGGCGGTTCCCGAATTTTTCCCGGAGGATGCTCCGCTCATGAACCTGCTGGCACCTCAGGACACGATCGCCCTATCGAAACCTGCGCTCGCGGCTATCACGACCGCCCCGCCATCTGATGTGCGTTTCGCGATTGCCCTGGACGATGCCATGCGCGGCGAGATTGAAAAAGGTGAGCTGGTTCTCATTGATACCCGTGTTCGGACCGTTACGGTCGACGGCATCTATGCTTTTACTTACTTCAAGCGACCGCACATTAAGCGAGGCGGTCACGAGGGAGCATCAGGTGGTTTGATGTTCACCGGAACCAATCCAAGGGTGAACAATATCCCCGTGGAGACCGAGGAAGAGATGAAAGGACTCAACATCATCGGCCAAGTCATTGCCTCCTTCACCAGGCGGCGTTACTGAGTCGATTGCCTGCGGCCTTCAGGGGGAGGGACAAGGTGGTATATCTAGCAAAGTGGGCCAGGAACTATTGGGTCCAAGGGACTGCCTTTGCCGTCCTGTATGGATTGACCTTCTACCATTTGAAGGATGCCTCGCCAGCTACTCTTAACTTGCCTGTCGGCATGCGACTAGCGCTTTTCCTTGCCCTTCCACCGCGTTGGTGGCCTTGGCTTGTCGCCGGAGACATCGGAGCAAACGGGTACTGGAACATCACCGTTGCCGTGAAGCATCACTTTCCTGCCCTTTGGGCGGCGGTGGGTACGTCAATGCCGGTGCTCGCAGGCCTGATCCCTGCACACTTCAACAGGAAGTTTGGCGGCCCATACGATTTTGATAAGCCCCGCGACGCGATGCGCTTCCTTACCACCGCAGCCGGCAGCTCGCTCCTCACCGCGCTGGTATGCATCCTTGGCATTCTGGCCGCATCCATCGGCCGCCCCACGGGCATGACCTATGCCGACCCGGCCTTGGCGTCCCAGTTCACGATTTATCTCACTGGAGCATTAGCTTCCACTGTGCTCCTGCCGCCACTGGTGCATGTCGTTCGGGAGTTCTTTCCTAAAGGCAAGCGTGCTCTCACGGACAAGGACCTGATCCTTATCGGCGGGTTTGCCGCCTATGTGCTGGTGGGAACGCTCTTCCTACAATCGGTCCCAATCGGCATGCTCACGCTTGTCCGATGTGCTCTCTATGCGCCCCTGATCCTCATGACGCGCATCATGGGTTGGCGTGGCGCCACCATCATGGGGCTCGTTTGTGCAATAGCTCTTCAGGCGACGCAACGCGTTGACGTGGAAGGGCCATTTATCTCGGTGCAGGATATCGCCACTGCCTGCGCGGTCACCATGTTCATCTTCGGGTCCGTTATCTCCGAACAACGCAAGCAGGTGATAGCTGCCAAGGCGCAAAGCGAGCAGTCGCAGAGCGACGTGCGTCAGATGCGTGGCCTTGTTAAGCGCCACGCAACTCGTTCCGAAGCGCTCTTTCGGCACAGCGCGGGAATCATGGAAGATCTCGTGCGCGGCGCTCAGCAGGCGGAACGACAGATGCAGGACACGCCCGATCGTGGGGAGCGCGCCCTCATCCAGTGGGAGGCGATGAAGGGAATTCGCGAACGAATGCGCTCACTGAGTGAGATCTTCCATCCAGAATTGCTCGAGCAGGCAGGGCTCAGAGCAACTATCTCGTCCGGGCCGCTGTACCAGATACTCAGCGCCTGCGGGATTGCGTTTGACGACGATCTACGTGCGCGTCCGGGCCTACTCTCGCAAGAAGTCCAAATGTCGCTGTACCGCCTTTCTTACGAAGGGGCGTGCGTCATGCTTCGCGATAAGACACCGGAGAGGATGGTGGTGTCACTTCGGATCGGCAGAATTGCTAGGGGGCCGCGCTACGCGATCCTGCGCTTGAAAGGCGTTGTTTCGAGCCCTGAGGGATGGCGTGCCCCGACCAGTGTTGTGACCACAGGTTTCAGCCTGGATGGTATGGGCTTGGTGGCGGAAAGCTTCCAGGGTCGCGTCAAATACAGCAGGGACGCGCACCGCATGACCATCCTCTTGTTCGACGGTGCAACTCAGGCGATCACTGAGACCGTAAAGGCCCTACCGTTCTCAATGAACCAAGGCCACCCCTCGGTTACCGACGCCGCGGGCTAAACCCGCGGCGTCGTGGGACGCTTTAATTGATCTTCGTGCAGTCGGTGACACTGGTGCAGTCCGCCGCCGCGACAGGTCTCGCGCTGGGCGATGCCACAAGCCCTCTTGTTGGCGATGCAGTAACCGTGGTGCCGCTGTCTGAGTACACGGTCACGCCGTCAGCCGGTGCCGAATCAGTGACCGCCTGCAATTGACCGGCGCCCAGCGGCAGCGCGAGCGAACTCGTCCCATCAGGCGACGCCGCCACGCCGCCGCGCACAGTTCCGTTCACGTCGTTCACCTGGATGAATTTCAGGCCATTGACGGCGAACACGTAGACATGGAACTGCGGATTCGCGCTTACGTCCTGGGCGTTTGGCCACGATTGGCCCAAGCCGCTGGCCGGCGCAGTCTGGGCTACTGCAACGCCCAAACCACCCATCAGCAAGCACAGCCCCATCGCCAAGGCCACAACGGCCCACTTTAATCTGCTCCGGTCCATCCCCTGCTCTCCTTCAGTCTGTTGGCCTTTCGGCGATTCTTGCGCCGCCAACTCAAGCACTGAACCTGATCAAAAACATGAACGCCCACTGAATGCCGCGCACATTTCAGTGCGGATGTGTGCGTTTTCGCACGCACCCCTATTGCAAATAGTATGTGCGTTTACGCACAATTGATTGCACTTCACGAGGGGCCTATGCGATGAGCGCCGTCTACCCAGCCGAACTATTCGTCCTGCGCCGTCAGGTCCGAAACGTCTCACTCGCTCCAGCCAGCGTCACCAGGACAGCCGAACGCATCGCCCTTCGCGCCCGCGCCATCGGCATCTCCACCTTCCGTGCCCGCGAGGGCGCCCTGAACTACCTAGCCTCCCTGTCGTATCTGGGCGGTATGTACGTCCTCGGCGCCAGCGGCACTGACAAGCCGAAGGGTACGGCATGACCACCGAGCCGAGTTTCCGCGCCCGGTGGGTCAATGAGGCGAGCTCCACCACCAAAATCCCGTCAGACGTCGCTCCCATCACCGTCCACGGATCAGGTGTTGAAGACGCGATCACCAAGATCTCAATCAACATCGGGTCCGCTTGCATAGGCATCGATGACGCAACGGCCGAGCTCATTGCCGAAGCACTCGTTTATGCAGTGAAAAAGCGGCGCGACGCGTTCGCCCAGAGAGCCGCGGCGCAGCGGGAGCAGTCCGCATGAATCCGATGCCCGCCCCGCTCACCGATGCAGAACTCGACGCGCTCGGCGCACTCGCAGGCCTGCGCATCAATCGCTGCATCGACGAAATCCTTTCCAGTTTGCCGGCCTCGCCGGGGACGTCCGCCCCCTCTCCCCCCTCCGGTGTTTCCGGCGGGGCTGGCACCTTCTCTTCGGAGGATCGCACGTGAAGCGCATCGCTCTGCTTGCATTCGCTTGCCTGGCTCTCGCCGCCTGTACCGATGAGGCCACCACGCGCGCCGCTCTCGACGCCGAGGGCTTCACGGACGTCCACATCACCGGATATGCGCCGTTCTCGTGCGCTGACAGTGACGACTATGCCACCAGCTTTGTTGCGACCAACGCGAAAGGTAAGCGCGTCCAGGGTGTCGTCTGCAGCAGCTTGATGGGCAAGAACGCAACGGTGCGCTGGTGATGGCCGTGGCCGCGCTCTTCTCGATCTTCCGCACTCGTCGCGGCGAATGGACGGGATGCACTCCGCCCTCAGCAGCTGAGCGCATGGCGCTCTACAGCCCGCGGCATGCCGCTGAGATCCAAGCGCGAGAGAACGCCGGCACTGCCGCACCTCGCTTCACCCTCCACAACGGTCGGCCTGTTCTGGTCGCCTTCCCCACTCGCCTCAACCCCGTGCCCAAGGAGAAGACGAATGTTCGGACGTAAGCACCAGCTTGCCATGGCCCTGCAGGCCCTTCGCTACTACGGCAACGAAGAGACCTATCGGCGTCGCGGACGGAAGGATGACTACCAGCCCGCGCCCTTCACCACCGACCACGGTAAGCGCGCTCGCGCTGCCTTGGAGGCGATCCGTGACGATCAGGCGCGTTCGGTCCTCTCGCGCGTGGGTGCCCTCTTTCGTCGCCGCCCTACGTCGCTCGGTGTGTTTGAGCCGCCCAGGGTCCCCAAGGCGCTGTCTTCCAGCGAACGACGTGCGCGCAAGGCCTTTGAGCAGTCGCAGCGCGATGTGGCTGCACTCAATGCCCGTCGCGATCGCGAGGAAGCGGCTGCGTGAACCGCACGCCCGATCTCTTCGACGGGATCTTCGACAACCAGTCCACCGGTCGTCGTGAGGTCTGGCTCGATGGGAACGTGACACGACATGCGCGCCGCAATGCCGTCGGCGACGCGCAATCCAACTGGCGCGAGATGCGGGCTCCGTGGGGTTCCTACCCCGACCTCCCGGCAAACGCATCCGCGCCAATCTGACGGGCAGCCGATGCCGGCGGCATATCCGGCGATCCGAACACTGAGGCGAAGAAACGGCTGCTCTGGGTTCCTGTGGTGACGACCCATGCATCGATCAGCGCCGGAGAACGTAACCGGCAACTCACCAACCAACTGGAGCCAACCATGGCGTTCAAGTTCCGAATGAAGGCGAAAGTGAAGATCAAGGTCAGCGGCGAGACCGGCACGATCATTGGCCGCGCCGATTACGAGGCAGCGGAGAACAACTACCGCGTGCGCTACGTCGCCAAGACCGGCACCGCCGCAGAGCGCTGGTGGACGGAGTCCGCACTGGTCGCAGCAACCACCTCGAAGTGATCTCCCCGCCCTGTGGAGTGACACAGGGCACATGAAGCGGGCCTGGCGTTCTTGGGCAACCACACCGGAATGGGTTCGGCGGGGTTTGAAGGTCCAGGCTCGCTTCATGTACTGGCAGTACGGCGCGCAGCGCGCGACGCAAAGTCCGTAGGTAATCAGACCTCGTATCCACTGAGCCGGTTCAAGCACGACGGCCAAGACCAAAAGGCACTCGGGGCCACGGCCGGACGATCCGGCTACTGCCACCTAACACATCACATCACATCACGTCGGCGTCGCCGGCAAGGGAATCGAAGTGACTGCACCGACGATTATCTTCCAGAAGGCCTTCATCAAAATCAACAAGGCCCCTGACATCAATGGCATTGCCAGCCTGCTGGAGCCGCTGACGCTGTCATCTATCACCAGCCAGGTGGATGGCTTTCTCAACCCAGATCCGAATCGCTTCGAGCTCGATGCATCCAGCGGAATCATCTACGACCCGCTCACTGGGTTGATGTGGGGTGACGAGACGGACGAGCTGACGCCGGACGAAGCTATGGAAGCATGCAAGGCATCGCGCCAGGGTGGCCATTCCGACTGGACGAAAGCGGGCCTACGCCCGTGGCTCACCATTGTGGATTACACGCGCAACAACCCCGTGTTGCCACCGCCGTTCAAGACCCATGGCGACTCCGTTTGGACGGCTGACGAAACTCCTTGGAGCAAGAAGGAGAAGCGTACGGGTTCTTCCCGCTCCTTCTTCTACGTCGGCATGTGCTACGGCAACGTCAACTACTACCTCGCCGGCTACCGGCGGCGTGCGCGGCCGGTGCGGCGCGCGGCGCCGGCCAGTCAGTGCTTGGTCATTGGCCAGTAACAGCCTGACATGACCTTCCACCTTCCTCCCGCCGTGCGGCTCGCAGAAACCCTTGCTCGCGACATCGAGCAAGCGGTCTCGAAGTTTCACCGCGCGCACCGCTACACGTTCGGCGCTGATCTTCGCGCCGATATGTGGGCCGTGCTCACGACCGCGAACCGTGCGGCGAGGAAGCCTTCGGAGCGGGCCGCGTTGCTCACCAGGCTGGTTGATCAGGTGGATGACCTCAAGCAGCGCCTGCGCCTCGGCCAGTCGCTGCGTCAGTTCAACAGCTTCGGTCAGTTCGAAGCGCTCATGCGCTCGGCGATAAACCTCGGCCAGCAGATAGGCGGCTGGCACCGTCAGCACCACCCCAAAGGCCAGGATGGCCGGTCGCACGCGGCCGGACAGCGTGCCATGACACTGAGTACCCGTGACACCTCGATGGTTGAGGTCAATCAATGACGAAGCTTCGCTACCCACAGGGATGTGCAGCCAGGTCGCAAGTGCACGGGGACGCGGGTTCTTCCCGCTCCTTCTTCTACGTCAACATGAACAACGGCAACGTCAACAACAACAACGCCAACAACCGGCTGCGTGCGCGGCCGGTGCGGCGCGCGGCGCCGGCCAGTGAGTGTCAGGGTGGGGTTACTGTTCGCCAATTGCACGATGCGATGTGCGCGGCTCGACGCCGGAAGAAACCCAGTGCGAACCAGCTCGCGTTCGAACTGGCCTGGATGGATCGCCTCATCGCCATTGAGGCGGACATCAATGCTGGCCGATGGTCTCCAGCACCCGCAACATGCTTCGTCGCAACGCGCCCGAAGGCCCGTGAGATCCATGCGCCTGATTTCGGCGACCGCGTGGTTCACCACTGGCTCGTGCCTCAGCTGGAAGCCATCTACGAGCCGACGTTCATCCACGACAGCTATGCCAATCGAAAGCGCAAAGGCTCTCACGCGGCCGTTCTTCGGCTCAGGCAGTTCGTTCGCCAGACCGTCAGCGGTGAAGGCGGCGGCTGGTACCTGCAGCTCGACGTGCATAACTTTTTCAACAGCATCCACCGACCCACCCTGTGGCTGATGTTGAAGGACCGCCTCACGCGCGCCAACCTCGATGCTGCAGCTTTGCGCGTGGTTCATGCACTCCTTCGTCATCCTGTTGAGCGCCAAGGCGTGCACCACCGAGCCACGGCCGCACAGCGCGCCATGGTTCCGGCTCACAAGCGGTTGGAGAATGCGGCGCCTGGATGCGGTTTACCAATCGGCAACCTCTCGTCTCAGTTCTTCGCCAATGTCTATCTAGACGCGCTCGATCAGTTCGTGAAGCACACGCTGAAGGCGAGGCGCTATGCCCGATATGTCGATGACTTCGTGCTAGTCCACCGTGATCGCGCCGTCCTGGAACAGTGGCAGCACGACATCGAGACTTTTCTTGGCCGGGAACTGGGCCTGAAGCTGAAGGCTGACATTCGGCTACGCCCTCTGTCAGCCGGCATCGATTTCCTGGGTTATGTCGTCTATCCAACCCACACGCGAGTTCGGGCTCGTGTGCTCCAGCACATGACGCAGAACCTCGCTGCTTGGGCCCAAGCACACAGCGTGAGGCACGGGTTCGCTGCGACACCCGCCGATATCCGCTCTGCCGGTTCGATTCTCGCGAGCTTTGACGGCCATCTGCGCCACGCGAATGCGGCGCGTGTGCGGCTCCAAATCTTGAGCCGCTTTCCCTGGGCCAGTCGAATTCCGACGAAGGCCTCCTTTGCCCCAGCGCTAGAGGGAACGACCGTTCTCCTCCGGCATTCACACTCCTAAGAGGATTTCTAAATGGCTCAGGCCAAACGCAAGACCGCTCCGAAGCGCACCACCAGCCGTCCCCGCGCGCGTCGCACCGCCAGCAGCAAGATCAAGCTCCGCGCGATCAAGCCGGCTGATGAAGCCGTGCTCATGAAGGAAGTCGAGGTCGAGTTCGAAAAGCTGTCGCCTTACGATTTCGCGCACAGCGAACTGCTGAAGACCCTGGATCTGCTCACCGATCTCTCCGCTGAGTTGGAGCGCCGCCTGACGCCGGTGCTGAAGCCGAGCGACCTGGTCAAGGGCGAGAAGCTCATCCGACAGGAGAACGTCGCTCCGGTCATCGAGGCCTTTCAGTCGGTCGAGGCCCGCGTGGACACGGTCGCCCAGCGCGTCCAGTACCTCCTCGCCCACCTCGCCATCTGATCGGAACGCCTGCATGCCTCGTTACGGTCGCAATGGTCGCTTCTTCCACTCGCTGAGCCCTCTGGCTCACAAGCTCGATGCGATCGCCATCTCCGCGCCGCACGTCAGTTCGGCACCCAAGGACCATGACGAGGCCGTGGCCAAGCAACAGGCGAAGCTTGCGCGGCGTGCGGCGCGTGCTCGCATCGTTGAGGGTGGCCAGAAATGATGATTGCCGCCTTCCCTCTCTCGTGGCCAAAGAATTTCGGCCGCTTCGCTGATCGCGAAAAGGGTTCGTTCCGCGCCACGCTCGCCGGTGCGCTGAAGAACGTCCAGGACAGTATTCGCCTGTTCGCCAAAGACAGCGAGGTCGAGCTGGCCGGCTTGGTCATCTCGTCGAACTGCACCCTTGGCGTAACCCGCCCCGCTGACCCTGGCGTCGCTGTGTGGTTCACGTGGGGAGGCATGCAGGTCTGCATCCCCGTCGACCGCTACGCGACCGTGGAAGCGAACCTGCAGGCAATCCACCACATCATTGAGGCGCGCCGTGTGGAACTACGCCACGGAACACTTGAGCTCGTGCGCGCGTCGTTCTCTGGCTTCCTCGCATTGCCGGCACCCGGCCCAGACGACGCGAACCACTGGAGCGCGGTGCTCGCTGTGGATCGTGGCGCCTCTACGTCCGAGATCCGCGCAGCTATGCAGATTGCGCGGCTGCGCGCCCACCCGGATAAGTCGACCGGATCACCCGAAGCGTTCAAACGCGTCATGGAGGCCTGGCAGCAGGTCTGCATCGAGCACGGTATCCCCGAATGACCGACATCCTCTTCCTATGTCGACGGGCACGCGCCAGCACGCGCTGTGGCGCCAGCCTCGACGCAGCCCTACGCCACGCGCGCCAGGCGCAGCTGGAAGGCACTGAGGCAGGCCTGCGCCCGCAGGACAGCGCCGCCATTGATCGCGCGCTCCGTGACTTGGAGTTCGCCCTCAAGAGCACCGAGACCCACCGCCAGCGCCTTCTGCGCAAGGCTGATCGAAAGGAGCAGAACCAATGAACATCGACGTCCGCGATGAAGTGATCGAGCGTGCGTGCCAAGCCTACTTCGTCGGCAATGTGCGCAAGCCCTGGCCGTGGCGCGACACGCAAGCCCTGGACGAACCGGACGCTGTGTTCGCGGCGATGCGCCTCGCGCTCGTTGCAGCCCTGGAGAAACTTGCCGGTACCGGCGTTGGACTCATCCTGGCGGAGCGCCAGCGGCAGATCACTGCCGAAGGCTATACGCCGGAGCGCGATGCCAAGACCTACGCTCAGGTGCCGGATGGCCACTATGCCGCCGAGTTGCCCTGCGCAGCCGCGGCGTATGCCTGCTTCGCAGGCATGATCGCCGACTTCCGCGATCTACAGCGAACTCAGGAACGCCCCGAACACCAGCCGCCGTCATGCTGGCCCTGGAGTGCTACCTCGTGGAAGCCTGGCGCAGACAACTCGAACGCGTCGCGCATCCGTGAACTGGAGAAGGCCGGCGCGTTGATCGCAGCTGAGATCGATCGCCTCCTCTCTGCCAGTGAGGGCGCCTGACATGAAGTGGTTCATGAACCCCGACAACAACCCGACCATCCTGGTGATCGCGCTGGTTATTGCAGCCCTGTGTGTCTTTGCCAGCTTCGGAGCTGCCAATGGCTGACGGATCACATCAGGACGGCTTCAACTTCCCACGCCGGAAGTTTGCCTCTGCCCTTCGCCCGGGCGAAATCGTCGTCGATTTCTTCGCCGGTGGTGGCGGCGCCAGCGAGGCCTTGCGCCAGGCGCTTGGTCGTGACCCGGACGTTGCGGTCAACCACGATCATCTGGCGATCAGCATGCATGCGGCCAACCATCCGTTTACGCGGCACATGGAGGCCGACGCCTGGACGGTCGATATCCTTCGGGAGGTCAATGGTCGCAAAACCGGCTGGTTCCATTCGAGCCCCGACTGCACGCACTTCAGCCAGGCCAAGGGCGGCCAGCCGCGCGATCGCCAAGTGCGAAGCCTCGCCTGGGTGATCGTCAAGGTCGCCGGCATCCTCAACAAGCGCGGGCTCGCACCGCGCATCATCAGCCTGGAGAACGTCAAACAGATGCTGCTCTGGTCGCAGCTGGTCGCGAAGCGCGACAAAGCGACTGGGCGCGTCGTCAGGCTCGACGGGTCTATAGCTGCACCCGGTGAGCGCGTACCGCTGCGCGAGCAGTTCCTCGTGCCTGACAAGAAGCGCGCTGGCAGCATCTGGCGCCAGTTCGTCGGCGCGCTGCGTGCGCTCGGCTATGTCGTCGAGCATCGACTTCTGAAGGCCTGCGACTATGGCGCCGGCACGAGCCGCGAGCGTCTCTTCCTGATCGCGCGGCGCGACGGTGAGGCCATTCGCTGGCCAGAACCGACGCACGGGCCCGGTCGTGCCAAGCCCTACGTCACCGCAGCGGACTGCATCGACTGGTCCATTGAGTGTCCGTCGATCTTCCAGCGGAAGAAGCCGCTCGCCGATGCGACTTGCCGGCGCATCGCCAAGGGCATCCAGCGCTACGTCATCACCGCTGCCGAGCCCTTCATCGTCCAGTGTGCCAACGCCTCAGCCAACGGCGTTGCATCATCCGACGACCCGCTTGGCGTCATCACAGCATGGCCGAAGGGCGGCTCGCATGCAGTCATTGCTCCGACACTTGTGCAGGCCGCGCATGGTGACGGCAAGCCACGCGGCGTGCAGCGCTGGGGTTCCGGGCACAGGCATGTCGAGAGTCAGCTTGGTGCGATTACAGCAAGCGGCGGCCATGCCGTCGCAGCGGCCCATCTGATCAAATTCCGCGGCGACAGCGATGGCGGCCCGGTGACCACGTCCATGCCGACCATCACGAGCGGCGCCGGGGCTGCCAGGCCTGCCGGCGCAGCCCACGCCATGGGCATCATCACTACGTTCCTCGAACAGGCCAACGGTGGTGGCGAGAATGGCAACCCTGCCCGGGCACGCGGAGCTACCGAACCCGTCAGCTCGATCACCGGTACCGGCAGCCAGCAGCGCATTGTGACCGGTCATCTGACCGCCTTCGGTCAGAACGCCAAGGGAACGAGCGCGGGCGAACCGCTGCAGACGGCATTGGGTGGCGCCACGCGATTCGGAGTCGTTGAGTGCACGCTGAGCCCGGAGCACGAGGCCGGTGCGCTGCGTGTTGCCGCCTTCCTCATCCGCTACTACGGCGAGGGCGGCCAGCACGGAAGCCTGCGCAATCCCGCGGCAACCATGACCACGAAGGAGAGGCTCGCGCTGGTCACCGTGACGATCCAGGGCACGCCCTACGTGATCGTGGACATCGGTCTACGCATGCTGCGCCGTGAAGAACTATTCCGCGCGCAGGGCTTCCCGGCTGACTACATTATCGATCGCACAGCCGACGGCAGGAAGTTAAGCATCAGCGCCAGCGTGCGCATGGTCGGTAACAGCGTGAGCCCGCCTCCGCTTGCCGCGCTTGCTCGCGCAAACCTCGAACTGAACGTCAAGAACTTCAGGGAGGCGGCGTGATGTCACTGCGGCTTGTTTGGAGGCCTAGCGACCGGGAGGAAGGGCTTCATGTTCTTCATTTGCCGCGGGTTGATCTTCTTATCGAAGTACTGAGTCGCAGCATTGAACTCAATGGCGCAAGCCGCAAGAAAGTCCTTCACTTCGGCGATCTTCTCCGCGACAAATTCGTCCCGAGGGTCATTAACAAGCGTCGCGAGTGCGCCAGTCTGCGCCTCGACGGCCGGGAGGGCATGGATACAGGTCGGAAGGTTGATCGTGAGATGCCGTGGCAGGTCAACAAATGCATCAGCTGGGAGGCTCTCCAGAGGGCTACGGAACTTAGGCCCATTGCGCCGAAACCAGACCGCATGGCCGCCGTCACGCAGGAACTCCCCTTTCATGCACCCGAGGCGAAGATCAGCCTCCACGAACAGGGCTTTCAGCCGGCTCAGTTCCGGCAACGCCATGGCCAGAACAACATCACCTCGCCCCCGACTCGCGCTCCTCCTCCTAACAGCGTCCGACAACGCGATGCCAAGAGCCACTACGGCCGCGGCGAATGCGCCTATGCCGGCGAACCAAGTCCCTTGCTCGACAGCGTTGAGGCCAAGCCACCAACGAACTGTCGGAGCCGAATGAGCCAGCGCTTCGACCCCTGCACACAGCGAATCCATTGCCATGCGTGAAATCTCCATCCTGTTGAATGGCCGCATCGTACGCCTTCCGCTGCTTCAGGGAGGCGGCGGGACGTCAGACCTCGCGATCCACTCCAACGCCACCGCCGATCGCCGTCGCCACCGTTTGGCGAACGGACTCCTCGTTCGACAGCTCAGAGGCATCTCCGAGAACGAGGATCGAGCCACCTGGTGTGCCGGCGATGTCTCCACGGCTGTTGCGCACCTTGGCGTTCCACAGGATGCGATGGTCCGTGGGCAGATCCCAAATCGCCTCGTAGGTGTACCCGTCAAACTCACCGGTAATCCGCGCCATGCGTGAATCCCCCATCCTCTTCAGTGCCCCCATGGTCCGCGCCATCCTCGATGGGCGCAAGACGGTGACGCGGCGCATCGTGAAGCCGCAGCCGGACTTCGTGGTTCCGCAAGCCGATTCGAGCAAGCTGCCCGTCGTCGGCAAGTGCACGCCGGACGATGAAAAGCACGGACGCCTGGCCAAGTCGCTTTGGTGCCCGTATGGCCATGTCGGCGACCGCCTGTGGGTGCGCGAGACTCACATGCGTGTCCCTCATCCGGCAGAGTTCGGCTTTACCAAGGAAATGCTGCCTCACACGTGGGATGCCTGCTGCGAGGTTGCCGGCACGTTCCTCTATCGCGCGGACCCATGTTCTGACTTGGTCGCAGATGGGCGCCAATGGACGCCCAGCATCCACATGCCACGGGCGGCCAGCCGCATCACCCTGGAGGTGACCGGCGTGCGCGTCGAGCGGCTGCAGGCCATCACGCATGAGCAGGCCGTGGCCGAGGGCGTGCATCGCATCGACATCGGCTCGGGCTATCGGCCGCGCTACAGCGCTGCACAGACGACCTGGCAGGAAGTCGTCGAAGGTACGGCCGATGCTTACGAGGACGCACGCCTGGCGTTCCGCGACCTGTGGCAATCCATCAACGGCCCCGGCAGCTGGGACGCCAACCCCTGGGTGTGGGCAGTCGAGTTCAAGCGCATCGAGCAAGAGAGGAAGGTGGCCTGATGCTCCGACACGTGACCATCAGCAAGTTTGCCAAGGAATCGGGCTACACCGAGAACGCCATCCGCATGAAGATCAAGAACGGCGTATGGTTGGAAGGTGTCGTCTGGATGAGGTCACCCGATGGAAGGGTGTTAATCGACACAGAGGGATATGAGACATGGGTAGCCGGTCAGCAGGTGTCCGCGCTGCAACGCAGCGCAGCGTAGAGATCGATTTTTATTACCGCGGTGCCAGGTGTCGCGAACGTCTCAAGCTGCCGCCGACTGCCGCCAACCTGAAGTTCGCGGCCAACTTGAAGGCCCAGATCGAGGCTGAGATCGCTCGGGGCGCTTTCGATTACGCGAGGTTCTTCCCCGACAGCAAGCGCGCCAGGACGCTCAGCAAGCTCCCAGGCGCAGCGCTGACCATCGAGAAGGGACTGGAGACTTGGCTCAAGGGGATGAAGAGCCAGATCGAGCACACGACCTACCGCGACTATGACCTTGCCATCCAGCGAGTATGGGTTCCGGCGTTCGGCGCCAAGCGGCTGACAGAGCTGACGCGCGGCGAGCTGAAAGAATGGGTGTCAGAACAGACCTGCGGGCTGAAGCGCATCCGCAACCTGCTGCTCCCCATGCGCGGCATGTTCGCCCAAGCGGTGGAGGATGAGCAGATCACGGCCAATCCGTTCGTCGGCTGGACACCGCGAAAGATCGAGCCGCCCAAAGAGTCGGACGATGTCGACCCGTTTACGCCGGCCGAGGTGGCGGCAATCCTGGAAGCCAGTGAGGGCCAGGTCCGCAACCTGTTTGAGTTCGGATTCTGGACCGGCCTGCGCACCAGCGAGCTGATCGCCCTGCGCTGGGAAGATGTCGACCTGGTCAATGGAATGGTCAGCGTGCGGCGGGCAAAGGTGCGCAAGAAGGTCAAGGCGCCCAAGACCAAGGCGGGACGGAGGACGGTTCAACTCCTGGTTCCGGCATTGAACGCCATTCAGGCGCAGCGCGCGCATTCTCAGCTCCGCGGCGAAGAGGTGTTCCTGAATCCGCGCACTGGCGAGCCATGGCTTCATGACGGGCCAATCCGCAAAACGGCATGGCACCCAGCCCTCAAACGCGCGGGCGTGCGATACCGATACCCCTACCAGATGCGCCACACCTTTGCCTCGACGCTGCTCAGCGCTGGCGAGAATCCCGTCTGGGTGGCGACCATGATGGGGCACAAGGATTGGGCCATGATCATCAAGGTCTATGGACGGTGGATTCCTTCGATCGCTCCTGACGCCGGACAGAAGGTGGCGGCACTTTGGTCAACATCTGGTCAGCCCACCGCCGCTAAGCGTTGAAAATGCTCAAAGAACGCGGGTTCGACTCCCGCCACCTCCACCAATAGAGCATATGGATCGTGCGATATCGATCCGAATGTGAATCAGAAAAAGGCTCGGAAACCTAGCAATAGCGACGGTTCCGGGCCTTTTTCATGTCCACAGGTACGCGGATGTTGGGGGATCGCGGGGAATCTTTAGGGATATTTTAGGGATATGGGATAGGATACCTGCCATATCCCCATCCTCCCCGTATCCCTAACTCTATGCCGCGCATCGCCAAGCCCCTCACGGACTCCCAAGTCAAAGCCGCCAAGCCAGGCACCGGCAAAACGCCTCGGCGCCTCTTTGACGGTGGTGGCCTCTACTTGGAGATATCGCCGGCCGGCGCGAAATACTGGCGCCTCAAATACCTGCTCAACGGCAAAGAGTGCCGCATGGGCCTGGGTACCTATCCGCCGGTGACGCTCGGCGAGGCGCGCACGGCAGCCGCCGATGCCCGCGCGTTGATTGCCAAAGGCACCAGCCCGGTGCAGCAGCGCAAGGCGGACCAGATCGCCGCTGCCACAGCTGCCGCAGACACCTTTGAGGTTGTCGCCCGCGAATGGCACGAAAAGATGTCCGCCACGTGGAAGCCGGCACAGGCCAAAACGGTCATGGGTCGACTGGAGCACGACCTCATCCCCTACATCGGCCGCGTGCCGGTGGCGGAGATCGGCAAGGCGCACGCGCTTGACGTGATCCGCCGGATCGCCGCGCGCGGGAAGTCGGAAACGGAACGCCGAGTGCTGAGTAACCTGCTCCAGATCTTGGCGCACGCATCCAAAACGCTGCGGATTGAGCGCGTACCCTTCGCGTCTGTCGACATCGCCATATCGCCGGTGAAAAAAACCAGCCATGCCGCGCTCACGTCGCCGGACGAAGTCGCCGCCCTCCTCCGCTCCATCCACGCCTACCAGGGGTCCGCCATCACGCGCTACGCGCTACAGCTGGCCATGCTTACGGCAGTGCGTCCTGGTGAATTGCGCCACGCGGAATGGGTGGAAATTGACCTCGACGGCGCGCGCTGGGATATCCCTGGCGCCAAGATGAAAGGCGGCACCGATCACTTGGTGCCGCTGTCTAGCCAGGCCGTGGCCGTCTTGCGCGCCGCGCGTGAGATTACGGGCGGCGGCCGTTACGTGTTCCCGAGTGCGCGCACGCCGGACGGCTCGCGCGCCATGTCCGATAACGCCGTGCTGGCAGCGCTCCGCCGCATGGACTACAGCAGCGACCAGATGAGCGGGCACGGTGTCCGTGCCATTTTCCGCACGCTCGGCGATGAAGTGCTGGGAATGCGCGTGGAATGGCTGGAGATGCAACTCGCGCACGCGGTGAAGGATGTGCACGGCACAGCCTACAACCGCACCAAGTTTCTGCAGGAGCGCAGGGCCATGATGCAGACATGGGCGGACTATCTCGACTCGCTGCGCACTGGCACACCGATGCCGGCGGCGGAGAACGCCCACCAGCTCCGGCACAGCGCGTAGGCGACACAAGCGCCCGCAAGCAAGAACGATCACGCCTGCATCACGTGGGCTTTTTCGTGTCCGATGTACGGACCTGGTTGCGGACGCCCGAAATGAGGCTCAACCTTTCGACTGACGGGCGCCGCCCCCACGTACGAGCCACGCCCCACTCATCACCCAGCCAACGGAGCAGCTGTGCAGAGCATTGACGACCTGATCAACGCACTCAGCGACACAAGCGTCTCTCTGACTAGCTCATTGCTACGCGCCCAAGTGCTCGCTCATCAGCTGGGTGATCAAGAGCTTTTAGGCTGGGTCAAGGGCGAGCTGTCCGGGTACCGCGACGACAGCCCGCTACCGGCCTACCGCGCCCGGCGCGGGATTACGCAAGGCACTATCAGCGATGGATTTAGAACTCTGTCGGACTGCACCCTGTCGACAGCCAAAATGGACGAACAGCAGAGAGCGTATTTTCTTTCCCCAATTAGGTCGGGTATCGGCGAGCTCGAACATCAGGCAAGGCGAGAGATAGAGGGGAAGGAATTCGCCGTGCCCGTTGACCCGGTCTGGTTTCCACTGCTGGACTACGGGTTGAACGAGGACTTTTCCGTCCAGCAGGCCTGGCTTCGTTCGCCGGCTGGATTCTTTGGCCAGATCGTGACGGAAGTGCGTAGCCGCTTGCTCGACTTCGCTCTGCAGCTCCGAGACAAGGTGCCAGCTGATGCGGCCCCGTCCACGCTGAAAGACGCGATCGCCATGCCCGACCTGCGCAACATGTTCCACAGCGCCATGGGTAACACCATCACGTTGGTGATCAATGCCGGCAATGCCGGCGACGTCTCAACCGCCATCTTGCTGAAAAACAACCTGGCGGCCCTCAAGTCCGAGTTGTCAAAGCACGGAATCGACAGCGACCAGCTGGAGGATTTGGGGTACGCGATCGAGGAGGACAGCGACGAACCGCAGCACGGCGACAAGAAGCTGGGCCGGTCAGTCCTCGCGTGGCTGGGGGATGTCACCAAATCGAGTCTCAAGTCCGGCACGGAGGTCGCCATCAAAGCAGCGCTTGAGCACTTCTACGGCCGATAGGAGCTGGCGACATCACAGTGGCGCGCGGCCAGAGTATCGGCCTCGTGATTCAAGCCGCCAGTCGCTCATTCTCGTAGAACGGGTGGCGCTCATCGCGCAAACTGCCACTACCTAGCGGTGACGTCGGCGGATGAGCGCACAGCTTGAGATGTTCAACCCGTGCCATCGGTGGGTAGTGGATCGGGGAAAGGTGGAATTCGCCCATGTGTCGACATCGCTTGCGCGATCCTGCGTCGCTCATCGCCGAATGTCGTCTGTATCCTGTTGCCCGTTGCTGCATCGATCGCAAGAAATGGGGCGCCCGACCCATCGATGCCAATTTCAGGATATCGGCTGAGCTGATGGCTTACAGGTATCGCTACCGCGTAGATATCGAACACTCGCACCGCAACGAACACGGTTTCTGACTCGACCAATGCAAAAGCCAGGTGATGTGCCTTGTGCGGAGTCCAGAACTTGAACACGTCACACGACGAAGCCCAGCCCACGTATCCCATCAACGAGTCCGTCGAGGACGAATCCTCGGACAAGATCGCCGCTCTCAAATCCGCCGCTAGCGGGTCGTCCAAATAGCTCTCACCGAGCCACAAGAAGGCCAATTCATAAGCGATCTTCATCATCGCATGGCGCAGATACTCAAATTTGATAGGGATTTCCACTTTTATAAGCGGATTCTCTACGGATGTGACTTTGAATTCGCCAGCCTTAGTTGCTAGTTCCTCCGGTGAGAGCGGCGGCAGGCCCTGCCGCTTCCGCGCACGCTGCAGGATCTTTGGAATTTGATCCTTGTCGCGCTCATCGAGCGTTATCTGTCGCGCCTTCCTACCGTCCGGCAGAACGACGTCAGTGGCGTGATAGAGCTGGCGATGATCAAGCTTGCCGGTTACCTTGTTCAGCGATGTCTTGATGCGCTTTGCCTCCGGTCCGATCAGCATTTGATCGCCGAGGAATATCTCTAACATCGAGGGCGGCTCGCCGCTATTTCCAGCAAGCATCAGTTCGGCGCGACGCACGCGCACGGGCAGGAAATCATTCAGCGCGGAATCGACACGGCTCCCGAGAATTGAATTACAGCTGGCGCAAACCCGGTCCGTGGTGACCGTGCCGCCAATGGCAAGCGGGAAGATGTGTTCCCGACTAGGTGGACGATCCTGAGAGCAAAAGATACACCGCACAGCGCCTCCCCTCGATGGACTAAACCATAATCACGATTGTTTACGCCGCTATCTCGTACTCATAGAGCGGCCGCTCTCTATCGTCCAAAATCGCCTGCATCGCGGCAAGGTTTGACGGGTCCGGCGAGTCTTAAACAACCTACTAACGCTGACCAAGGATGGACGACCTACTGCCATCAGCCATCACTGTGACTATTGCGATGGTCGCCGACGATGCAGGTGCCGCTTGTGCCGTCGCCGGATTGGTCGTTGTGCTCATGATCTTTCCATCCTTTGATGTCACCCCAGCCTATTCCTTCTCATCGTCCTCATCGTCCACGCTGTCATCGTATTCAAAGTGCGTGAGGTATCGACCAGGCCTCCCTTTTTTGCGCCAGTCCATCGTCAATTTTTCGATTGCCGCCTCAGCTCCTTCAAAACCCACGCCATCGGCGTCAGTGAGGTACAGCACATCGAAGACATCATGGTTGTCGAGATCGTCGATGGTGTCGTACGTGCAGATGCGCCCCTGGCTGTTGACCACATAGGTCAACAGCAGCACATCGCCCTCCTCTTCTTTGCCCCACCGCGCGGGTCGCCGCTTCAACTCTTCGGAAATGGCATTCCTCCGATGCATCTTGGTCGGGCGCGTGCCGATTTCGACAATCAAGACTTCATGTTCCAGAAGGTCGTCGCAGATTTCGCTGTCCGTCCGTGACGGGTCTGTGTCGATCACGATTGTGCCGATGCGCATGCGTTTCTTCTCCATTGTTTGCTCACGTCACTTCCCGCAGTTCATTCCAGTTCGTGGTGTACCGCGGGCTCAACATGTCCCGCTGCATCGCCCACGCACGCTGCTCTTTGATGCCGCCCTCTCCAATCCCCATGGTGCCACGGCCCCACTTCTGATTCGCGTGGTCGAGCACACCCATCAGTTTTTCCCGGCGCAAATCCTGCTCGGGCGGTGCAAATCCGAACAGCGATCCCTGCACCAAGCTATGTGGGCGGGTTTCATCGAGCATCATGCCCACTTTGACGTACCGGTACCCCACCCACCAAGACGGCTCCATACCTAGGTGCTCTGCTCATGCGCCAGGTGCATGTTGGCCGCGTCGAGCGCCGCACAGCGCTGTACGCTCATCCACGCGAACACACCGAGGGCGAGACATGAAGCCGCACACCACCAATCCGACCAGCCCAACCATCGGCATCGAGGAAGCCGCCGAGATCCTGCGCTGCGGTGTGGCAGTGGTGCGCGAGATCATCGACACCGGCGAACTCCCCGCGCTCCAGCTGACGCAGCGGCACTGGGTGCTGCTGCGTGATGACGTAGTCGACTACATCCGCTCGAAGGCGCGCGAGCAGGCGAAGGTGCGCCAGGTGGAACACGCCAAGCGCAACGCGCCCCGGCCGCCGGTCCCGGCACCACAGCACAAGCCGGGCGAGGTGCGTCGTCGTAAGCCTCTCCCCGACCTGGACGCTTGCGACATCGCCAATGGAATCTGCACAAAGTAGAGGCGCGGCCGAAAGCGGCGCCCGTTGCCGGACCTGGACAAGTATGAGCGCCCCCCCCCCCTGCCCTTGACGCATGTAGCCAAATGGCTACAATCACCCTATCGAGCAGGACTTGCTGCAGGGAATTCACGATGATCACTACCGCACGATCCAGCTGCCGTTCGCCGCTCCCGGCAGGTCCGCACACTGCACTGGGGCGTAACTCGTGCTCAGGACCAAAGCCGCTCGATTGCCTACGTCCGTCCGTTGAAACCACTCAAGGCGGGCGTCGTCCAAAAGAATGACGAGCGCCGTGTGGTCTGTTACCACCCATGTACGCAGAGGCATGATGAAAACCAACGACAAGCAAGATCTCGCCGCACAACTGTCGAAGCCGCTCGCCACCGGTGACGTTGAAAAGTTTCTAGACCTTCTCGGCCAGATCGTGAAGGCGGCCGGTGTAGCCGAGATCGCCGCCACCGCCGGCTTGAGCCGCGAAAGTCTATACAAGGTATTCAGGCCTGGCGCATCTCCCCGACACGAGACCATCGTGGCGATACTCACCGCGCTCGGCTTGAAGTTCACGGCTGAAACCATCCCCACTAAATAACCGCACCACCGCCGCGCGCCAGCGCGGTAAAGCGGCGACCGACCCCGCGCCAACGGGGGCGGCCGCCTAACCACAACCGACTGAATTGGAGTCAATCATGGCTAACACCGGATTCTATTTGCTTGCGCAAGCCGCTGCACTGGCCGCTGCGGCTTACATTGGCGCGCGGAACACCAGCGCCATAAACCAGTATTTCCGTGCCCAGGACGAAAGCCACTTGTATCCCTTCTGCGGCCGTTTCAATGCAACAGAGCGCGCTATCCGCAAGGTGCGCCGCGAGTTCGCCGAGTGTGGGATGAGCTGCGAGGGTCTGGAGTACGCGAACGCCATTGAAGCGACGCTCACCCACCTCACCGCCGAGTATTCGTAACGCCAACCAGTCCATCGGCACTGATGAGGATGCGAGTTCTGATGAACAGGCAGTTCCTTAGTCCAAGGCAGTTGAGCGAGCGGTACGGAGAGGACTCGCCCTCTGAGCGGACACTGATGCGATGGAGGTCGGAGGGAATCGGGCCGAAGTTCGTAAAGCTGGGGCTAAAAGTCGTCTACCCACTAGACCAGTTGCTGGAGTGGGAAAACAACGGCGGCGATAGCTGCCACTAATCCACCTCGCCAGCCTGCCGCTCACCCGGTAGGCTGGCACCCTTTTGACGTCGTGGACAGGGGCACGAGATGACGGACAACATTGAGACACAGCCAGCGATTCGAGGGCCACTTAGGGTGCTGGGCATCATCGTGGTGGCGACATTCTTGCTCGCGGCTGGCGCCGCCATGTTTGCGTCGGACGATAACAAGCAACAGCAGGCCGCCCAGCCGACCAACAGCGAGCCCGTCACCCATGCAGCGCCGTTCACCGTGCGCCGCGTTGTGTTGACCGGCGCTGTCTCCGGCAGCCCAATGATCGAGGTCAGCGTGACGGAAACCACGGGCACTGAAGCTAACCGTGCCGCCACAGTTAAGGCGATCGCAGAGCGCGTCATGAAGGCGACCCCGCAGGCTGATAGCGTTTTCGTGCGACTGATTCGCTCAGATCTGCCGGCCGGCGGCGATGAGGTGCTGCACGGCCGGATCGCGCACGCCGACTACACCCCTGGCGGCAAGAATGCGGCGCAGCCGTGGACGGTGGCGCACTCGACAGACACCCAAATCGTCTCCATGCACGACTTCGCCATTGGCGACGCGTTCGGTGATCTACAGGAAAAGATGGAACAGGCCGCCGGCCAGAATGCCGACGTCGATGTAGTCGACGAGCAGGTGCGCCAGGCGATCATTCGCAAGTACAAGCTGCCGGCGACCTGGAAACAGCAGGATGTGCCGCTCGCCAACCCCGACACGAGCGACGGCTCCGGTCCGGCCAATATCGACGCATCAGCAGCAGAGGCCAGCCTCAAGGTGATCGATGCGTGCGTAAAGAACGGTGGCTGCGATGGCGCCCAAGCCAAGACCTTCGCCGGCATCTCCGCCGCTGGTGGTGAACCACTGGTGGCCGGCTCGCCGATGCAGGCATCAGCGCAAACGGTCGGTTGCCCCAACATCCACTCGCTGGACATCGCCATGAAGGCGATCAGGTCGAACGATGGGGACTCGGCGATGCAGGCGCTCGCCAGCGAAGTGCAGTCCGGCACGTGCTCGCTCATCCCGGCGGGCGCACGCGTCAAGTTCCAACACTTCGGTGGACGCAATGACGACCTGGCGCAGATCCGTCTTGCGGATGGAACCGTTGTGTGGACGCTCGGCGCCGTGCTGGTTGGGTCTAACTAGCCTGCACACCAGTACCACTGTGACGAACAAGGCCTGCGCAATGCGGGCCTTCCAGTCTCGATAGACATCGGCTAGTCGCTTAGACCAGGTGGTTTCGTATGGACACTGATGTGGCCCATGCCTTGGAGAAAGTTCTTGTAGCTAGCGATCGCCACGTTCCAGGCCTCCTCTGCCACGGCTTCGCCGGCCTCGATCACATTCCCGTGCTCGTCGATGATCGCGATCCGTGCCGGGAGCCCGTCGCGCGTCGTTACGATCAATCCCTCATGGGCGACCGCGCTGATGATGGAATTTTGTAAAGTACCGACTTCAATGGGGCCGATCATGGCTCTCCTCTTCGACAGATCGATCAACCAAGCCTAGTTTCAAAGGTGTGATCATCATGACTGACAAACTCATTCCCTTCGACATTGTCGACTACCTGGACAGCGAGGAGGCGATTGCTGAGTACCTCTCTCAGGTCCAGGCCGAAGGCGACCCCGACGAGCTTCAACGTGCCTTGATCTATGTCGCCAAAGCTAGAGAGATTTTAAGAGCGAAGTCCGAGCGGTCGTCGCTCGACATCAAACCAGCTGAGTAAGAGCGCCGCGACTACGGCACCAACCGAATCGGGATTACCAGCCCAGCCCATAGTGGGCTTTCTGCTGTCTCGCTCGGTGAGATTGCAGCGACATACCCTCTGCTCATGACCGACAGAGCCCGCCTTCACCAGAAGTTGAACGCCATAGAGGCAGAACTGCCCGCCCTTATCCGGGAGCACACTGATCCAGCCGAACTCTGGCCTGCGTTCGCCGGCATCGCGGACGAGGTTCTCGACGCCGCCGGCCCCGACTTGTACGAGTGGGTCGCCGATAAAATCGACGGTATGCTGAGCTTCCACGGACTAACAGCCCGCCACTGAGCAGTGGGCCATGTGCTACTCGGCCGAAGTAATGGAGGATTTCCGCCTCTATGAGCGGATGGGCGGCACGCTCGACGTGCATGCGTTCGCGCAGATGATGGAAGCGCGCCGATCAACGGGTGACCTGTTCAAGACGGTGCCACGCGCCATGCGCGAGCCGTTCGAGCGCCCGCGCAATGAGGGCGAGAAAGGCGTTCGGGAAAAGATGCTGGAGGCGTACCGCGCCGCGACGCTGGTGATCGAGGAGGAGATCGCCACGCAGACCGAGCGCCTGGTCAAGGCGGAGGCGGTGCTCGCCTCACCAAAGCCGACCAAGAAAGCCGAGAACGACAAGCGTGTGGCGACGAACAAGATCGCCGCCGCTCGTGAGCGACTGGAGGAGGTTCAGTCCGAGGCGAAGTCCGATGGCTATGGCCGCATGTGGCCCGGCCAGTTCGCGCCGGTGCTGATCCGCGACCCCGCCACCGGCGCGCGCATGATCGTGCCGGCGCGATACCGCTGCCGCCTGCCTGGCTGGACCAAGGCCGATGAGCTGGAGAAGCCGGGCACCTACAACGCGCGCAAGGACAAGCTATCCACGGTCTGGAAAAAGCTATTCGGCTACAACCACGGCGTGATCGTCGCGCGCAGGTTTTACGAGAGCGTTTCGCTCCATCGGCTGCAGCAGCGCGAGCTGGTGCCGGGTGAGCGCGACATCCCGGTGGAGATCCGCTTCACGCCGGAGCCGCAGCAGGAGATGTTCCTGGCGTGCTTGTGGCGCTATGTCGAGGCGACCGACACTGAGGAAGGTTTCTACAGCTTCGCCGCCATAACGCGCGACCCGCCGCCCGAGGTTGCAGCCGCAGGGCACGACCGCTGCGTGATCGCGCTCAGGCCGGAGAACATCGACGCATGGCTGGAGCCCGATCCTGGCCACCTATCGGAAATGCTTGCGATCCTGGACGATCCGATCGACGCGTTTTACCAACATGAGCTACCCGAGAGGGCACAGAGGTGACGCGGCACCCGCGCATCACGCGCTGAACGGAGCGCCGCATCCATCCAGCTCAATCGGCGGCCAGTGGTTCGGCTGGGGGCGCATCGTCTTTAGCGGCTTGGACCTGGCGCCAGGCAGGTTTCTTACCGGCCTCCTTAACCTGCACGATTTGACCGGTGTCTCGGAGTCGATAGAACACGGACTTCATAGTGTTTTCAGAGGATATGCCGGTGATGTCGCGTCCAATGCTGTTCGTGATGAGGTCGTTCTTCGAGAGGTAGTCCATGACCAGCTGTTCGGGCGAGCCCAAAGATTCATGACGTAGAGTCACCGTTACAGATGTATCTGTCTCGACGATTATCGGCTTTTTCAAGAGCAGCTTATTCATTGCGTCGAAAGCAGTATTTAAACCTTCGCCGACATCCTTATTGGGTGGATTTTCGAATTTATTAATCAATCGCACTAGCTTCGGGTTGCGGGCGAACTGCGTTTGAATAATGTTGCCCAGGGTGACGTGCCCCGGAAGTCGCCCGGGGCTTTCGATTTCGACCCGATTGTCGAAGATTCGCACCTGCACGTCGGCAGCGACGTTATAGTCCCTATGCAAGACAGCGTTCGTGAGGATCTCATGCAAGGCCTCATGAGGATATTGGATCCGCTCCATCCCGTTAGGGCCCAGCTTCTCAATGCCTTCGATGATCTCTTTGACCTTTTCAACGCAATCGTAGATCAGACTGTAAATCGGACCCTCAATAGTGATCGGATCGAATGCTAGGAAATCTCGCTCGGCGTCAGTCTTGGTTTGATATCGAAGCACCTTGACCGCGCTTCGTTTGGCGAGCGTAGCTTGCGGCAGATCGGAGAACAGCAGAATGCCAGCCACCGTTGCACGATTATCGATAATGACCTGTTGCTTTTTTAGCCATTCATCTGGCTCGCCGGTGGGAACGATACTGAGCATGAAATCGATCACGGTGGTCGAATTGGTAATGTCGGCCGTATCGATGTTCAGCAATTCGTCCTCGTACGACTTGACTCCTTTGTCGTAGCGCAGGCGCTCCAAACCGCCTTCTGAGACCGGCAGGCTCTGTGCACTTCGCCGAATGAAAGCCTTCTTTTCAGTTGAAAAGACGATTTCCCTGCTCTTGAATATAGTCAGATGCAAGACTAGGCCGGTGAGACCATCGGCTGTCAAGAATTCAGCGCGCACTATGCCCGCGAGAGCACCATTTTCCGCTATGACTTGGAATATCGGGTTGGCAGCCTCTTGGTCGACAAAGCCATCCCAAATGCGGCGCTTGCCGTCCAGGGTGTCCTCTTCCTGGATGCCCACATAGATCTCGCCGCCACTGGTATTGGCGAACGCGGAAATCGTTCGGCTGAGCTTGGCCGGCGCGATTGCTGCGGCTTTGAGATCCACAAAATGAGACTCCTGGATGCTCAGGAGCATCTCAATCTCAGCCCCGCTTACCTGCTTTACTTCGACTTCCATGTGGCCTCGCTATTGGTTCATTCGTGGGTCCAAGGGACACCGGTGAGCTTTTGAGCTTTCTTGCGCGCAGGGCTGATCTTAGCTGAGTACCAAGGCGCGACTCCTCGGCGCGCGCCCTGATCGTTTCGAGTGAGTTGGCGTCCATACCGTGCCCTGGTCGAGTGGTAGCCCATCGTATCCGCCGATGAGACCGCCTGGGCGTAGCGTGGCGGCATGCCTGCCGAACCTGTCACCGTTGAGTGGTCGCCCGTCACCATCACCGGCATGACGTTCGACCCGCCGCGCTTTGCCGCCTACCTGGTCGAGCCGTTCCACAGCGCCACGTTCGCCACGCTGAGCTACAAGCCCCAGGCGGGCGTGTGGGCGCTTCGCATGCTTCCCGGAGGTAGTGACGGCCCATGCGCTTTCGTGGACTTCCTGACGCGGGAGAAAGCCGAGCGGCACGCAATGCGATGGGCGGCGCACCACGGCCGCAAGCTGCCAGAGTTCGCCAATGGGCTGAGACACAAGCCGGCGGTGCGGTGACGCCGTAGTTAACGTGCACCACCAGAACGAACAAGGCCCGCATTGCGGGCCTCGTGGTCTGAGTTGATGGTGTTTCTCAGGTCTCGACCTTGAACACCTCGGCGCCGCGTGGTGCCTTGTCCAGGTAGCTTACGTCCGCCGGTGAGGGTGATGCGTCGCGCGCCGAGTCACGAATCCGCATGATCGTCTGCCGGCTGGTGCCGAACCTCTTGGACAGTGACGACACCGATTCACCTGCAGCCAGTAGAGACGCAACGTCGCGCTGCCTGTCAGCCGTCAGCGCGGCCGGTCGACCGAACCTCTTGCCCTGCTCACGCGCGCGCCTGATGCCGGCGTGTGTGCGTTCTTTGAGGAGATCCAGCTCGAACTCGGCGACGGCCGCGATCACAGACATGGTGAGCTTGCCCGCCGGGCTGGTGAGGTCAGCGCCGCCAAGTGCCATGCAGTGCACCCTGATGCCGAAGCCTGCGAGCATGTCGACGGTGGCGCGCACGTCGACGGCGTTTCGTCCGAGACGATCGAGCTTAGTCACCACCAAAACATCGCCCTCCTCCATGCGCTTCACCAGATCGCGGAAGGCTGGCCGCTCCATCGCAGGCACTGACCCGCTGATGCTTTCCATGACGATCCGGCGCGGGTCGACCTGGAAAGGCAGGCCATCGATCTCCAGACGCTGGTTTTCGGTGGTCTGCTCGGTGGTCGATACGCGGCAGTAGGCAAATGTGCGGCTCATCGGTGACGCCATGTCCAAAAGTGTGCCGGAATATTAGGACATGTCCGATATGCGCACAACGATCACTTTCGTACATCGATCGTGACCATCGTCCGCATGGGGTCGGTTTTGGACAGCGGAGGCGAGCAGAAGTCATTGACGCCAGAATCGCATCGTGATTTCCGCACACACCCGCGCCATTACGCGCGCCATAAATTGCCTAAGCAGGTTCCCGTCCGGTGAATAACGGTTCCGGGAACCCGCAACGCCTCGCTGATGCTGGCAATGGGTGTCGATGGGCTGTTACCGCCATACTCTTGTAAGGTCCGCTGTCGCCCCGAAGCGGGCATCCAACGCATCAATGCCGCATCCGGTAGTTAGCCAGACTAACTAACCGCTGGAGGCGCGGAGCTTCGCTATCTGGGTCTCAAGGTCCGCGATCATGAATGGCTTGCTAAGTTTTGCCGTGTCCGGGGGCAAGTGAGCCAGCGATCCGCTGTCATGACCGGTGACAACGACCATCATCATTTCCGGACGAAGCTGTCTAACTGCGGCGGGCAGTGCAGCTCCGCCCATTGCTCCAGGCATGCGGACGTCGGTGAGTATCAGGTCAAAGCGTTGATCAGACGACAAGACATTTAGCGCCGCCTCCGCACCGTTAACGGCGAAAGTTGCGAAACCGAGATACTCCAACATGTCGCAGAAGGCTGTCATTACCTCTTCGTCATCATAGACAACCAACGCTGTAAGTCGCTGTCCAGGCGACCCACCAACTACATCCCCCGGCGTGTTCATTTGCGGACCTCGAAGATCGTTACTACACCCTAGACACCGTTCGTCAGCGCGTAGATAAATTCCCACAGGCATGAAGCCGAAACAGGCACCAGCTATCAACTTAGGCACTCAATTTCACGACCAGAACCGTGAGCTGGTGATGAAAAATCATACGGCATTAGTGCCTAAGATGAAGCTTGGTTTAGCTCTGATTTCTAAATCAATTCATCCTGGCATCGGCACGCACGACTTGGCGTCAAGCGATGTGCTGATGGGTCTTGGCCCTGACGCCGCCAACTTGGCGCTCAGGCGGACAGCTCGTCGAGCTTCGCGCCGATCTTTTCCGGCAGGTGCCCTTGCCTTTCCAGAATGCGCTCGATGCCCTTCACGTCGGCCGCATCGATCCTCCCACGACGCAGCGCGATGCTGGCCTGCAGCTCTCGGTGAGTGCGCTCCTGCTCAATCGTGCGGGTGCCGGCCTTGCTGGCGCCGCCGTCTTTGAGTGCGCTGGCGCGCGATACCTCACTGGCGAGCTGGTCAAAGGCTCCTGGCGCCTTGCGCGTGATGATGGCCCCGCGCGTCTTGTGTTGTGTTGCTTTCATCTGATAGTCCTTTACGGTTTTCGTTTTTGAGTAGATGGGCCGGACCTCCCGACCCATCCCCTGCCCGCGCGTCAGCTCAGCGCGGGCGTCGTCATCTGCTCAGCCAGGTACGGGCTGTCCACTCCGCCGCCGCGCGTGACGCGCTCGATGAAGCCGGTGCCGCGCTCAAGAGTGAGCGTCGAAAAGACACCCTGGAAAGGCATGAAATCGTTCTCGACTTTGACGACGTAGTAAGTCGCCACGAACGTGCCGCGATGCAGGCGGACATACATGCCAGCTCGGATGTTCTCGTTACCGCGCACGCGCATGGAGCCCTGCTCGTACAGGACGTTGTCCTGGTTCATCTGGAGCATGATCTTTCGGCGATTGTTGACCCAGCCAACAATGTCGGTGTCACGCGCGTTCATTGCCGTTGCCAGATAGCCGCTGCTGTTTGAGATCACCTGGTCGCCGCTCATCTGGGTGTCCGACTGCATCGGGCGAATGCCATAGAGCGACACCAGGTTGTTCGGGTACGTCGTCTGCAGGACGGTTTCCTTGTCGGCGCCTTCCATTGCCCAGAGCCTACGATTCGACTCGCCGTTGATGTCGCTTTGCGGCGCGTTGCTCCAGAAATAATTTGCGACGTTGGCCTCCGAACGCGACACGTTGAGGCTGATCACGTCAACGTCGCTGATGTCGACATACTGCGGCGACGGCGCATCCGGCTGGATCAGGTCGCCATTGATGTCCATCGCTGGGATCGGCCGGAAAACGCAGTGCACGCCGTCTTCCTCATCCTCGATAAACAGCTCGTTCCAGGTGCCGACGTCGCAAGAGGCCTTGAGGATGCCGTAGATGGTGGACTCGAAATTCTGCGTGTTCGTGAAGTTGGTTGTGCCGTGAGCGATGTAGAGGTACTGCCCTGCCTCGATCGTGGCGGGCACTGGCGAGTCGGGCGGCGCAAAGGCCGTGATGAACGGATTGACGATCAAGTCAAAGATCTGCTGCACGAACTGCGCCGCCGGCAGCATGCTCAATGCACCGCCGTAGCGCTCGAACAGCTTGAAATTGGTCAGGAGTGACTCGCCCACTGTGAACTGCGGGTTGTACATGACCTGCATCATCTGCCAGATCTTGCCGTAGTCCTGGCCGGTCACCGTCACGGAGCGCTGCGCCTGCCCGTTCGTGCCCATCGCCTCGGATCGGCTCACGTCCGAGACAAAGCCGCGCATGATGATCGGAGGCTGCTGGCCGGCGGCCGTGGCCGGGTTGTGCCGGAAGCGGATCTCGATGTAATCCATCGGCTCGATGAGGCCATAGAGCGACTCGAACGTCTGCTGTCCCGCGTACTCGCCGATGTAGGGGATGTCCGCGAACGTAAGCGCGAAACCGCCGGCCGGGTCGCGCACGGATTTCGACGTGCGCACGGAGCCTGACTCACCGAAAAATGGGGTGAGGTCGTAGGATCGCTGCGCACCCTGGTACCGCTGCGACGTCGGGTTGCTGCCGTCCAGCGTCGTGCGGGAGATGGTCTTGTAGAGCGTGACCTTGAGGTTCGGGTCGTAGATGTTGATGTTGGGGGATGTCATTTCAGGTTCCGTAGGGCTTGGCGGCGGGCGAATTGCCGCTGATGCTGTATGTGAATGGTGCTGCAGCCGGCTGGCCGTTCGGATGCGTCAGGGTGATGTTGAGGTCGTGCTGGACGTACTGCGTGCCTGATGCGCCGTATGCGCCGAGGCCGCCAGGTGCACCGCCGGTGTCCGGCATCGGCGTGCCCTGCAGTGCCTTCGCGTTGCCCTCGTGGTTGTAGATCGCCTGCTCAATCTTCTGGCGCGTCGCCGCATCAGTCAGGTCGATTCTCTGATTGGCGCCGTATCCCGTCCAGGCGACCAAGTCTCGGATGTAGGCCGCAACATCGTTTCCGTCTTCCTTGGGCGCCCATCTGTTGGCGACACCGGAGAGCGTGTTGATGCCGTGTTGCGCGTAGTTGGCGAGGTTGGCATCCGCCGCCGCCAGTCCTGCCTGCAAGCTAGGGAATACCGCGAAACCGCCATTCGATCTGGTTGCGCCCAGTCCCCTTGTGTAAGCGTTGAAGCGGAGGTTGCCGGGGTTGTTGTTCCTGATGCCGATCGGATCTCCACTGCGCGGAGCGCCACCGGTGATCGGGTCGAATTTGTTGCCGCCGCTGCCGGGCGATGCTGCACCTGCGCTGTCTTGCAGGTAGGCCGGCAGTGCTGACGTGCTGCCAGGGGATGCGGCACCAGCACCCTTGGCCTCACCAGAGTCCAGCGCGATGAGTTCCTGCCCGCGCTGCAGCTCAGCCATGCCCTTCTCGGACTGGTAGTTTGCCGCTGCCTCGCGGATCTTTTTCTCAAGCGCGGGATCAGGTGCGCCCTGCAGGCCCTTGGTCAGGCTCAGGTAGCTGCTGCGCGCGGCCTCAATGCGCGCGTCCGCGCGGTCATTGATGTCCTTTCGCTGACCCTCCACAAGTGACTTGTGGATCTCCTCGGGCGACATGACGCCGCCGGTCTTGGTCTTGCCGAACGCCCAGATCATCGTGTCGCGCATGACGTTCAACGCAGGCACGGCCTTGCCGGCGAAGTCCTGCAGTGTCTTGTCGACACCCTGGATGGACTCACGGGTCTTGCTGCCTTCGGTGTCGCCCTGGCCGTGCGCGGCGGAAAGCTTCATCAGCTCGTTGCGGTAGCTGTCATCGCCGCCGGCCTGCGCCTTGTTGAGGCTGTCCTGCTCGGCTGGGCTCAGCTTGCTCCAGAGCTGGCGGCCCACGTCATTGGCCTGGTCACGATCGCCGATCGCAGCCTGCGCGGCCAACGCGTAAGCCGTTGGATTCAGCTGGCTCGGATCGATGTTGGCCTTCTTCAAACGATCCGAGACATTGCCCATCTGCGCGGGCGTCATGTCATCCAAGAACGCGGCCTGGTTGTATCCGACGCCGAGCAAGTTGTGCATCGCGTCGAGGCGCAGCTGGGCGCGGTTATCGCCGTCCCCATAGGTGGCTTTCAACTGCTGCTGGAGCATCCCCCAGTTCGTGCTCGTCGAGCTTGCCGCGCCACCAGGGATGTTTACGCCGTGCCGACGAGCCCATGCGCCCATCACCGACGCGTCGCCGAACTCCTGCTGCCCGGTACCGAACGCGCCCTGCTCGCGCAGCGCTGCGGCCATGATGGGGTCGAGATTGAGCTTGCGGCCGATGGCCGCATACATGAAGTTCTGTCCGGCCTCACCAGAGCCACCGTTGATGATCGCGCCGTTCACGCGACCCAGCAGGGCTGCCGAGCCCTGCACGTCCATGCCAGGCACGCCTGCACCGACCATGCTGGTCATCATCGCGCCGTAGCCGCCCACATTCGCAGGCGACAATCCCATGCGCGTCTGCTGCGACGCATAGGTGCCGATCGCCTGGATCACCTCGTCGGCCTTAGAGAACGCGCCGGACTTGGTGATGACCTCGCCGATCTCGACGCCGAGGCGCTTGATGTCGCGCGTGTCCTTGGTTATGCCCAGGTTGGTCATCTGAGCAAAGAAATTGCTCGACTGGTTCGGGTCGATGCCGAACGCGCGACCGAAGCCACCACCAGCAGCCACTGATTCCGCGATCGTACTGGCGCCCTTGCTGCCCGATACGCCGGAGATGTGTGCGTAGTCGAGCGCCATCTTCTGCGCTTCGGTGTAGGTCACGTCAATGGCGTTCGATGCCGCATGCATGCTGTCTTTCAGAACGCTGAAACTGACGTTCACGTCGCCGAGCGTGCGCTTGAGGGTGTCGTAGCCGATGTCGTCTTGCTGGGCGTCGCCGATCTTGTTTACGACGGCGCCGATCGCCTTGCCGACACCAAGCGCGACAATGCCGCCGACCAGGCCAGCCATGCCGGCCATCATTCCGCCGGATGCGCCCGCGCTGATCGCTTCATCGGCGACTCCACCTGCGGCGCCAGTGGCGCGCAGGCCCGAGCTGACGATGCCGCGACCAGCGCTAGCCCAGGGAGAGCCACCACCGCCACCACCGCCAGGTGCAGGCGACTGCTCGAACGATGCGCCGGTGCTGCTCAACACCTTGTTGAACGCACCATAGCGCCGTGCTTCACGCGCGACGTGGTTGCTGCCGATGTTGGACCAGTCGAGATCCAGGAACGATTTGCCGCCCTGCCCCGTGCGATTCAAGTCGGCACCGAGACGGGAGTTGTTCTTGAGTTTCTCGAACTCAGCATTCATCCGCTTGATGTCATCAAGGGATGCTTTGTTGATCGGGTTGAACTTGACCTGATTGGCTTTGGCGATGGATGCGCCGAGCGCGTTGATCTTGGCAGTCAGCTGTTTCAGCTGGCCATCAATGTCGCCAGCGTCTAGCTTGGCCTCGACTGGGATTTCTACGCGACTCACTTCTCACCGCCGGTCGTGTCGATGGCCAGCAGCGAGTCGCGCACGCGCGCGGGGAGCTTGTTCTGTCGACCCAGGAGGTCCAGGTACGAGGCATGGGCGCCGGTGATGACGCCGGAGGCGGCGCAGAACTGCAGGGACTTCGCGAGCTGGTCGCCCTCGTCATCCTGCTCGCGCTTGGCGGAGACCTCCTCACCTGCAGCATGGATCTTTTCATTGGCTGCCTTGGCCTTACGCCTGCGCGCCTTGTCGAGGTCAGCAACCAGGCGATCAAAATTTGATGGTGTCACGTCAATTCCTTTTGATGATCAGACTTGATTAGGTCGCAGGGGATGCGGGTGAGTCAGGCCCGCATCCCCCACTTCGGTGACGCCGAGCAGGGCGTCGCCGCGTTGAAGGTTGGCCGCCGGCCCGTTGCGGAGCGCAGGCTGGCGGCCGGCACGCAGCGTCTTCGCGCCACTGCATGCCATCGCATCAGGACTCGGCCCCACGCCTATCCGTCTGCGAATTCGATGTCGGACGCACTGCCGGCTTTTTGGTTGGCTCGACGACGGCCATCATCAGGTTCAACACCGCCGCGATGCACGCTGAGTCGCCGCTGGCGGCCTTCTCGACGGCGAGCTGCACGATTTCATCAGCACGACCAGCGAGCTGCGTCTGGGCGGCTTTACGGAGGTTGTGGTTGATGGTCGACATCAGCAGCGTGCGCTTACGTCCACGGGGGTTGGCGACGTAGCCCGGCTTGAATCGGGTGGCGATGTTGGACATGAGGGTCAGCCACCGTAGGTGCGCTGCTGCGCTGGCATTTGGCCATGCTGCAGCCCATGGCGCAGTGCCGGGCTCGGGCGCCACAGCATGTGCAGGCTCTTGCCAACTGCGCGGCCGGCGACCTCGGTCTCGTACAGCGCCTTCTCCAGCGCACCGGTTAGCAGGGCAACGTGATCGGCCAGGAGCGTGGCGCGGGCTTCGACAAGCGCGCGGTCGAGAGCCTGCCGGGCATCGGAGACGGCGCGAGCGCCGAGGGTGGGGGTCAGGCCTTCGGCGGTGGCGCGCACCTGGGTCAGCATGTTCTGCAGGTCGCTGATGTCGGTGGCCAACGCATAGAGGCGTGCTTCCTGCGCCTCGCTCGTCTTGCCGCTGCGTCGATCGGCAACGATCATTTCGTGCCGGGTCCGTGCTTCGGCTAGCTTGCGCTCGACGTCGGCAACTTCGCGCGTCGCGTTGCCGTGCAACTGCGCGGCTTCGGCGTGGCGGCTCTCGGCGAGTGCCAGGTTGGCGGCGGCCTGCTCGATGGCGATGGCGTGCGTCGGGTGCAGGTGCGCCGTGTCGAGGTTCGGGGCGGAAGCGGCGGCCAGGTGACCAATGGATGCCTCGATGCCTGCGACGGCGTCAGCAGCGGCGGTGCGGCCGGCAGCGTGGGCGTTGACGTGGATCTCGGCCTGCTCCTGGGCAGCCTGAGCGCTGGCGGCGGAGCGTGCGGCCTGCAGACGTTCGGCGACCTCGGCCAGTTTGCGGCGCGTTTCCAGCGTCGGTTTGCCGTGCTTGAGGCTCTCGGCGATCTCGGCCTGGAGTGCGGTGTGTTCCGCTTCCAGGCTCTGTAGTGTTTCGTGATGGTCGGACATGAGGTTCTCTCGTCGGTGGGCAGCCAGTCCGCCCATGACTAAATGTTCGTGTCACGACCAAATCCTTTCCTGCTGCGTCCAGCTAGATCACCATCTCCTTTGGTTATTGGTCTTGATCAAATTCGAGTATTGACTTTCCGCAAACGCATACGCGGCGCTGTCACGACCGGATACCAGATACCAGCCGTCAACGACCAGCTAAGAGACCAAATCCTTAGATCAATTCCGCCGGTCGTCGTGCATGCGCATGCGCGTACCTAGTGCGCGTACCTGACCCCGAGTCAGGGAACAAGCGAGCACCAGCGCGCCTCCCAGCCACCCCACGCAAAATTGGCGCACGAAGGGCGCACCAGCGCGCAAAACAAAGGCCGCATGAGCGGCCCTTGTCGGCGATGTCTCGTCCGTGAGGTGGTGTGGGTCCAGTATCGCGTCACGCCGGCTCGGCACTGAGGCCCATCAGGCTACTGCGGATGCCGCGCCGGATGATCTCCTGCCGGTGGCGGGCGATTGCCCGCACGACCTCGTCATCAAGATGATCAACGCGCCGCCGCGCCATAGCGACCTGGTCGAGCTTGGCAACGCTCTCCGGCTCGCGGCCAAGCTGGCGCAGCTTGCGGTACAGCTCGCCCGCCGAGGCCTCGGTGGTGGCGACCAGTAATGCCCGACCCTCGCCGCGCAACGTGCGCACGTCGGCCACGATGCGTTCGAGTTGCGCGCAGGCCAGCCTGCAGCTCAGGGCTTGCTCAGTGTCATCCTTGACCTTGATCTCAGCATCCATGCTCATATTCCTTCGAGTGCGGGGCCGGTGCCGACAAGCGCGCGAGTTCGTCTATGAGGGCCTGCGCCTGTACCTCCAGGGCGCGCACGGACATGTTCCGCCACTCACCCTCCGGCAGCGCCTGCGCGGCCTCCAGCCGTCCGGCCAGGTGCGCTGCCTGGCGTCTGCCGAAGGCAGCAATACCTACGCGCGACAGCTCCAACCTGGAGGCCTCCGCCTCGATCCGTTCGAGCAGCCCGTGCTTCATGCGGATTGCCCTCGTCCATGGGGCACCTCGGTGCTGGTGCTGGTACCGAACTCATCACCCAAGCGCGCCGCACGGCGCGAGGCGCGCTCGACGTATTCGAGCAGATCCTCAATCGCTGCACGTTCTTTGCCGGTCGCGTGCAGCTTGAGCACGCCACGTTTGAACTCAGCAACGGCAGCGTCAATGCGCTCGATGATGTGCCGGGGCTCGGGATCGGCGCGGAGGCCGGTGACCCTCTCCAGCCCGGTGATCAGCTCGCCAAGCGACGCGACCGGATCGAACACGGGTTTCTTGCTCCGCCTCATGACTGCCTCCTTGGCTGCACATAGTTCGGTCCCTTGCGGCCCCACTCGTTGAGACCGTACTCGGCAAAAATCTGGGTCATCGTCTTTTCGCCACTGGCGATTTGCGACTTTTCAAACTCGAACTGCTCGCTGCTGATGATGCGATCGCCGCGAACACAGGAAAAGTCAGGCTCGCACTCCGGCCACACGTATTTCGGCCGTGGCGGCAGCGGAGGTGCATCCAGGTCGTCAGCGTCGTCGTACGCAATCGTGTTCATCGGTCGGAACCTTCCATGGCGGGTTGGGGTGTGGATTCGTCTGCGGGCTTCGGCATCATGTCGCCGCCCAAGAATTCGCGCTCAGCGTGGCGCCGTGAGATGACACCGAGAACGGCATTGCGGACGCGGTTCGCGATCACGCGCTGCGCTTCGTCGCGTGTCTTGCCGAGGGCTCGATTGATCTCACGAAGCATCTCGGCCTCCCAGTGCGCAACCCTCTCGGCGCCGTACTGTGTGGACTCACGATCTGCGGCCAGCTTCAACGCCGCCGTGCGCGCGCTGATCGACTGGCGCAGGACCATCGGGTTTCGCACGCGCTCGACGCCGGTGGTCGGATCAACGTGCACCGACTGCCGAGTCAGCAGGTCGCATTGCTTGAGGAGGCCGCCGATCTGGGAGAGCCAGTTGATGACGCCGGGCGCCGAGTTGTCGGTCTGCTCATCGGATGCCATGCCAGCGGGCGCATAGACGGAGGGCGGGATCGACGAAGCCGGCAGGCCTGCCTCACGCAGTCGCTGAGCCTCGTTCCATTCTCCGCGTACTTGTTTGACGTGACGGGACCAGCTCGACGCCGGCACGTCCTGGAACTTCAAGCGCGCGATCTTGGCGCCCGTGACCTCACCGTGCGCGTCGATCTGGGTGCGCAGTTCGGAAAGGATGTCAACGGTGGTGTGCTTCGGATGATTACTCACGGTTGGAATTTCTTCTGGCGTTAAAGCAAATATGCCGTCACGACTTCCAAAGTGATCACGCAGAAACAGGGTTTGACAGTTGCACGCTGGCAAGACTTGCCGGCATTCGCGCATTTTCTTGAAACAGCCTTTGGCTTGACGGAAAACGCACATTTCCAGCACACGCCGATGGCGGGCATCTCACCACCACCCCCTCGCCGCCGTCATGTCCGCCTCGTCGACATGCGCCTGCCCTCGTGTCGACTCCTGCCCATCCATTCGACATGTCGAGCATCACCACCCAGGCCACCAGCGGACACCGTCGTGGATGGTGGCTGCGACGGGGTTGGTGTTCGTCCACGAGGTCAGCTCGTAGTGACGGTGGCGCCTGGCTCCATCTACGTGGTCCGTCTGCGCTTCTCTTCCCGGTTCCAGCAACAGGGTGGCAGGGGTGGCAGCCTGCCACCCTTACTGCCACCCTGAAAAGCAGGACTCAAAGCCGTATAACTAACTAATTCTATTGACGAAAATTAGATTAATTATATAGAGGGTGGCAAAAGTGGCAGTAAAGAGAGGTATACGAGGAGGAGAGGTATGGGAGTGTTGTAGGGGTGCTATGTATGTGGATTGGTACACCTCCCTGATGCCCGTGCTTTGTATCTTGGGGTAATAGGTGTGCGGAGCTGCCACCCTGCCACCCTAGTGCCAATTTCTGGAATTATCGCAATAAATACAATACCTTGTGCCGGGTGGCAGCCTGGTGGCAGGCCTGGTGGCAGGTTGGCACTGCCACCCTCCATGCCCAATTGCGTGGTCGGTGGCGCCACCTGAGAGACGCGTGGGCAGGACGCCACCGCGCCTCACCACATCGGCCCGCCGGCCACCGTCGCTAGTGATGAGTTGCGCCCATGAAAAAGCCGGCGCATGGCCGGCTCGGTTTCAGTGGTGATGGTGGGCGATGCCGCCGTCTGTGCCGGCGCCATCGATGCCACCAGCCTTGCTCTCACCTTCCGCAGTGCGGTCACCATCGCATCACGCGGCGCACTACGATCGTAACCCCTGATGAGGATCTCCACGGCCTGGCCGATCGCCTGGAGCTGCGCCGCCCGGTCGTGAATCGGCCCGGCCGCCGCCGAATACACCTCGGCATGATCTGGGTGTTCCGCTGCAAACCACCTACCAAGCTCGGCGCGGATGTCCTGCAGCGCCCAGGTGATCATGCTGGTGGGGCTGGACGCGATCAGTGCATTGAGGGTCGACGCGAGCGCCAAGTGCTGTTCCATCGGCAAGATCTGCGCAGGGCTCGGCGCATCAGCCCTCATCAGCGTCCGTCCCTTTGGCGTCGTCACAGAGCCGGCAACCGATCTCCCACTCCACACGAGCGGCCCGGCCGCATCGATCCGGCCGATAGCTGCAGCCAACACCGCAGCTGTGGCCTCATCGCTGCACATGAGGTGCGGCAGGGCGACCGCACGCGGCCCCCACGCATTGACCCAGTCTGGCGGCAGGTACGCGATGCCGTTTCGCCTGCACCAGGTGGCGCGCGCGCCCGACGACGGCTCAGCTGAAGTAATGGCCGCCACCCATGCGCCGCTGTCGACATGCGCCCAGGCCGCCGCGATGACGCGGTTGTGGCCAGGCGTACCGTCGAGCGCCGTGTATGCGCGATCGATCTCCACCTCCGTCGCCGGCCGCATACCGGTATGCGCAAGAAAGCGAAGCATCCGCGCCGCACCTAGGACGCGATCACGTGCCGCAGCCTTGCCCTCCCCGACATCACGCAGCTCAATGCACCCTGTCGTTTCATCCATGAGCGCACCGCGCATGATGCCGGTCGTCTGCACCTGGTGGATGTTGATCATCTGCGCCAGCGGCATCGGCATCCCGACCTCCAGCACCTCGCGCCTGAACGCGCCTTGCCAGTACCACCGCGCGGAGATCTGCGCGGTGTGCCTGGTGCTGGACATGTCTTTCATCGATGTCTGGTTGCTCATGGGAAAATCTCGCTCTCGCTCGCAATGCTGCGTGCGCCGAAGCCGATCATGCTGAGCGGCAACCTGGTCACGTACTGGGGCTGGCCGCTGAACTTCAACCTGTTAGCCCTCGTCCCTTTCTCGGCGCCGGGCAGTCGCTCGAACGCGGCGCCAGGATCGGTCGCGAACGGCGTGCTGTTGAGAAGCCTTTTGATGGCGCTGGACGAGTTCCATAGGGCGAACTTGTTTCCATCCAGCGCTATGCCGCGCTGGCGCAGCTCCGTGCGCGCCTGCCGTGCATCGAGGCTGCGTCCCTCGACCTCCTCGTTCAAGGCGAAAGAGATCAAGTTGTGCACGGTGTGGCTGGTTCCGAGAACCGTGACGAACGCCCCCATCAACTCCTGGAGTGCGTTCTGCGAGTCGTCAGCTTCGGTGGCTTCTACGTGCTCGGACCAGTCAAAGGAATCCAGCCAGGCACGCGCATCGTCTTCGCTTGCCACCCCCGAGTTCTGCATCGACCATGCGCCACCCATCATGGCGCCGTACTGGTCGCCGTCGCGCTGGTTGCCAAACTTGTCCGCAGCAGCGCGGGTGAACGTGTCGACGTTCGCCAGGATGGTCGGCATGTTGTCGATCACGCGACGCAGCATGCGCCCGCGCAGGTCGGTGTCGCGCTCCAGCCAGTGGAGTTCCTTACTCGTCTGCTCCCATTGCGTGACCGCCTCCGGCACGCCGCGTGAGGTCTTGAGCGTGAGCAATGCCATGCGGTCTACGTCGGCCTTCCTGAGCGTGCCGACATAGATCGAGGCCAGGCAGAACATGGATCGCACGTGGAACGCCATGCCGCCGCCGGAAATGGTGCCCTTGAGCGTCTTGGCGTCGGATGAGCTGGATGATTGCCTGATCAACGACATCATGTTCTCGACGCGCTGCGTCTCCCGCTCGTCGTTACGTTCGGCCTCATCGAGCAGAACAGGAACGCTCGTGGAACCAAGGGCCTGGCGCACGCCGGACTCGGTCGAGTTGCCCTGGGCATACTGGCACGCGTGCTCGCCAAGTAGCGGGTAGATGTACTTCTGCATGATCGTCGACTTGCCGTTGCCCGCCGGGCCAGTCAACCAGACATGCGGACGCCACCGGAGCGCACCGCAGATGGGCGACAGGAACGTCCAGCCAGCCAGCAGGGCCGCCGATGAGTCGCGCTGCCAGCGGAACATCTTAGCGATGTCGAACAACTTGCGTCCCTCCGCATCGGTGAGAGCCGAATCGGATGGCGGAGGCAGCGGCAACGTCATCTCGTACACGTATCGACTACGGATCTTGGTCACATCGGTCGGGACGCCGTCGACGGACAGGTGATCACCGTGATGGAACACGTGACGGCCCGTGTCGATCCAGGCTCCGCCGGCACGCACGCGCGCACGGTCGTAGATGCCGCGACGGTGCGCGGTTTGGATGATGAAGTTGATCGCCATGTCGACATTGATACCTCCCTTTGGGCCAGCGAAGTGCGTTTCCCACCACTGGAGATCGCAGATCTCGATCAGGCAGGCTTTCGAGAACGAGCCGCGCGTGTATTCCATGATCTGCCGCTTGGAATGCACGAAAACAAAGTACGCCCCGTGGTCGTAGCCAAGGATCTCGAACCCCATCTCCCTCTCTAAAACACGGGCAGCTTCGTCGGCAGCGTCAGCCATAGTGGTCTGCTTAGCCTTCGCTGGCTGCTGCGTCGGCACATCATCGTCGCCGCCCTGCTCGCCCGTGTGCGCGTCCTGATCGGCGCTGTACTCCTCGTGCACCGGCTCGGCCTCATGCTCCGGCGGGTATAACGCGCAGTTGATCCAGGCCTCGACCGCGCCCGCGCCTTCGCGCTCGTGCAGGTCGTTGAAGTCGCCGCCCTTTGGCAGGCCGTCGACGTCCTGGAACTCAGGGATCGCCACCACGCCGCCCACGGCAGCAGCCGCCTTGCGCGCGTAGGTGACGCCTGGGTTATTGACCGGCGTGACGGTACCCCAGTCGTTATCTGCCGCAAACACGATGATCGCGTCCGCGTACTTTGCGCGGATGACCTTGGATGCGTGCAGCAGATTGCCGGTGTCGAATGCCACCAGCACACAATGGCCAGTGCACTCATGGACGGTGGCTGCCGTAGCGTAGCCCTCCGCCACGATGAACACTTTACGGCCATCGATCTCCTGGGGCTTGCCGATGACGTGAAACACGCCCTGGCGCTCACCGCTGCTCAAATATGTCTTGTCACGCTCGTCGTCGTGAATCTTGACTTTGGTCGGAAAGATGGCCTGCAGCGAACTGATGTCGGACTTGACGAGGCCATGCATCGGAACGAGGAGCGCGTTCTCGCACACCACGTATGGCTTGCCCTCCTCTGCATCCCATCCCCACCACTTCCCCACGCGCAGGCCGTGCGCCTTGATGCCCTTCTTCTGCAGGTACGGATGATCATCGGTCGCCTGCGCTGCTCGGTCCCAGATCTTCCGCGCGCGCTCGGCGGCATTGGCCTGGGCTTCCTTCATCGCAGCAGTTCGGTCGGCCTGCTTGCGCTTGATCTCGGCGCGATGGCGATCCCACTCCTCTTGGCTCATCGGCGCCACGCCGGCACCGGAAGACCATGTGCATTTCTCGCCGGTATTCCAGATGCCGAACGATGCGGACGGGTGATCGTCCATGAAGACTTTCAGGTAGCCGTTACGCTTGCCGCCCTTGCTCTTGGCCGTCTTGAAGCGCTGCCACCCGAGATGATGGATGTCTATGTCACCTGGCTCGGCGATGATGCCGATCGCACGCATGGCCGCGCTGATTTCCGCAGCGACGTCATGATGGTTTAGCACGTTCGTGCGGTTGTTTTTGATTGATCCGTTCGTTGAACTTGTCGATCCTGACATGTAAAATCATTTCCACAACGTTCCGCGTCACCCGAACCTCGCTGGCTGCAACCAGTGGGGTTTTTACTTTTGAGGCTCGGGCATTTTTTCTCTCGGCGGCCAAAGCGACCGGCGAGCGATCCACGCGAAGGGATCGCCCTTGAGTTTCGTGTCACGACTTTATTCGCGCGCGCAAAAAGAGCCGGGCGATGCCCAGCTCTCTTTCGTGGATTCGGTTTCGATACCTATTACACGGAGGTGGCCGCACCCATAGCAGCCACCTTCATGGCTGCGCGGCGCCTGGCCTGTCGCTCGCGATTGGCAGCCCGCTTTCGCTCAGCCTGATCGGGTGTAAGGTTTTCAACGCGATGACGCGCCCGGTACCCATCATCGCGATGGTATCGGGCTCGCTGCCACTCGCGCTGGTACTCGTTGTGTCGGGCTCGCTGCTCTGCAGTCATGTCGTGAACTCCACGGGGTCTCAGGATCTGCGCCGGCCGCCATCAACCGTCCAGGTCCGTCAATTACCTTCAAAGACCGGCGCTATAGGCCAATGCTGGCGTCACGACACATCCCGGTGCATCGGATACGGCGGTGGTACTGGTGGCGCCACCTTGATCACTGCTCAAGTTGAAGCCTGTCACGACCGTTGGCACTACGTCGGCAGGCTTGATCCATATTCAAGGCTAGCCTCTGCCCGCGCAGTGCTGTCGCCGCCCACTAGCCCCAGAAACGAAAAGTCCGCACAAGGCGGGCTTCTCGTCGGCGAGGTTTGCGGCCAGCTCAGTGCACGGAGCCGCCGGCCATGTTCTCCATGATGGTGCGCCGATCGCGGAAGGCGATGACCTCCTCACGAATGAACACCGCCGCCTCGCCTCCGATGTAGATGGGGCGCGGACACAAGGGGTCGAAACGCGGCATTGGGCGCAGTGTCATTTGCACGACATGCGCGATGTCAGTGCCGAGTATTTCCGCAGCCTCCGCCGCGCCGATCAGCTTGCGCGATTCTAGTTTGGATGCATCACCCAGGGACTGGCACCACGCCGCGTAGTCCTCCACGAGGTAGCCGCTGATGACCTCGCCCTCGGGGCCGGTGCTCTCGACAGGTCGCGGGAAGCCAGGGATGTCGCGCAGCGCGTCGGTACTGCAGCACAAGATGTTCGCGAGCTGCTGGGCGGTGAATACCTGGCTCATGCAGTCACCTGAGCGCCGGTGGTCTGCTCGCGCCGCCACGCCAACATGCGCTCGCCCAATATATGCGCTTCCGATTCATCCAGGGAATCGAACAGCAGCCGAAGCAGATCATTCGCGTTCGGATAGTGCCGCACAATGGCGTACTCCGGGGCGCACATTGCGTTGAACTGCGCCATTAGCGAATTCAGTTCCTTGATGCGCTCGTTCATGCGCCAGATAAGGTCCAGCTTGGTGTCGGGTGTCGCGCTCATGCGGGAACTCCCTGGGCGCTGGTGCGCTCGGCCAGCCACTGGTCGACAGATGCGGTGCTGTAGATCACGAAACGCTTGCCCAACTGGGTGGGCTTCGGGAAGTTGAGGGTCTCATCGGCCTGCCAGGCGTACAGGGTGCTGGCGCTGATGCCCAGGCGCTGGACAAGGTCGGCGATGCGCTCGAAGCCCTCAGGCGCCCGGCGCCTCGGCTTCTGCTCGGCTGTGACTTGCGTGTTCATCTTGGTTCCACGGTGGTTAGCAATTCCGAGATGGTGCTGTCACGACTTTCTGTCTCAAAGCCTGACGTCATCCATCGACGTGCGGTAATGCCCGTGGTTCTGAATTTTATGCCACGAAAAGCCCCCTGCAAGAGGCGCCATATCGATGGATGAACTCTCCAATGGGGGATTGGCGCGACTGCGTTAAGACGTCCATCTTCTGCTCCCTGATTACCTATCAGGTGACACCCGCCGCCCTCGCCGCGACGGGACTAGGTTTTCGCGGCGGGACTCGCCGCCGGGCCCATATAGGGCGCAGTGCGACGAAGCGGCCCCGGCGAATTGCTGCGAGAGAGAGTCGTGACATAACCATCGATAACCAGTCATTCACTGGTATTCCCCATGATCAACCCAAATTCACCCAATCCCGTGCCCCGCGAGCGCACGTTGATTCGCATCAACGACGTGGCAAGCTTGCTGGGTGTGACGCCCAGCTCTGTCCGCGACTATCTGGCGCGCATCCCAGAATTCCCAGAGCCGTTGCGGATCGGCGCATCACTTTTCTGGATCAAGCAGAGCATCGAGGAATACATCGATAGCCTGGAGCGGGCAGCGGCTGAGCGTTCTGCTAAGCGCAGGGCGAGCGCAGCTTAAGCACCCCCAAAGGGCGGCAGGTGGGCCCGTCATTGATGGGTCCATTAGCCCAAACGTCTCGCCGAGGTGACCAGAAGCCTTAAGGATACGGGAAGGGATATTTTGTGCGCACCACGGTCGAACAATGGCATAGCGATGCGGCTCGCGGGCCACAATTAGACTCCCGCCACCTCCACCAACAATTCGGCAGCTCTTTAATTTTTAAGAGAAAATTTGGTGCCTTCACTACCCCTCACGGGGTACCAATGAAGGTACCAAATGCCGAAACCTCTTCTGATGAACCGGAAAAGCGGACTTTACGTCCGTTTTTTTGTGCCCGTCGATTTGCAAGCACGAGTCGGTTCAAAATATTTGGTCCGAAGCCTTCAAGGTGTCCGAGCTGACGCAGCCCGATTGATGGCCGCTGCCCTGGGCTATGCTCTATCCAAAGCATTTGAACGACTGAGGATGGACCCGATGTCCGACCCGGATGACCTGCTAGACAAAGCAAAAGCAGGACTAGCGACCGGGAAGGTGTATGACATCGAGTTTCCGAATGGGCTCAAAATTCATACGAATGGGACCGATGCGGAACACCAGCGGGTACGAGAAACCATCGCAGATCTCACCCAAGCAGGTGCGTTCTCCTCTGCCCCTCCGATTGCACCTACTCATCCCAAAGCCGGATTGCTGTCCGAGCGTATCGAGAAATTCTTAGCTCAAATGAAGGGGCAGGAACGAAGTGAAACCAATCACTTCGATACTGCTTTCACTTTGAAGGTGTTCCTCGGACTGGTGGGCGATAAAGACTTGAGTGAAGTGTCACCAACGGACATGGACACCTTCATGGACGCGTTGGCCCATTGGCCCGCCAACGCCAGCAAGAAACCACAGTACAAAGGTCTGACGCCCAAGCAGGTGGTCGCCAAGGCCAAGGGTAACTCCGATAAAAAACTGGCACCACGCACCAAAGAAAAGCACCTCGACCGGTTGAGAGTGTTTTTGAAAAACTGCATGGACCGAAGGTTGATTGCCTACAATCCATGTGATGGGCTTCGCGTCACGGGCAAAGCTCAAGATGAAGAACAGACCAAGCAACCTTTCAACGAAAAGGACTTGAAGGCTCTGTTCGACCCAAGCCATATCACGCCCATCATGCCCCACAAGCATTGGATTCCAATTCTTGGCTTATACACGGGCGCCAGGCTCAACGAACTGGCCCAACTGCATGTCGAAGACATCGAGTGCATTGATGGAGTCTTCGGCATGCACATCAGACGCAAGGTCAAAAATCCAAGCTCAAGGCGCTTTGTGCCGCTTCGGCAAGAATTGCTCGACCTCGGGTTCATCGACTACATCGAGAGCGCCAAACAGGCCAAGTTTGAGCACGTATTCCCAGGCCTTCCTCAAGATGGCAACGGCCCCGGCGACCCTGTGGGAGATTGGTTCAACCGAACCAATCTCAGGAAAACATGTGGCATCAACGACCCGTCCAAGTCGTTTCATAGCTTCCGCCACACCTTTGCAAGCCTAGCCGAACGGTCAGGATTATCCGACCAACGCATAGCAAGGTTGACTGGTCATAGTTCGGGAAGCTCCGTTCTTCGACGGCACTACATCCAAGCATCGACCTTACAAGAACGCTTCGAGGACATCGGAAAAATTCGCTTTCCTGAGCTTTCCATCAAGGCGTTAAAAAAAGGGTTTTTCGAACCCTACTTCAAGCGGTTACGAGCGGTAGAAGCAAGAAAAGAGAGAGTCATCTGAAGAAATCATGGGGGGCGTATGGACGACCATCAGCCAGAAGGCAACCAGGAAGGTCCTGGCAAGAAGAAGCCAGAACTATCCAAAGAAGAGAAGCTTGCAAAAGAAAAAGCTCACTTCATGGAAAAATTCGCGGCGGGCGATACCAACCATGTGCAGACACGGGTTGCGTGGATACTCAATCGATACCCGGCCGCTCGAAACTCTGATGTGACCCTTCAAGTTCTCTACTGGCGAATATTTAACCGGGATCTTCTATCTGGTCCCAATACGGTTTCGCTGGAAAATCTCTACAAGCTCGCGCGTCTGACAGATATCGCAAGATCACGAGCGAAAATTCAGAACGAATATCACCTCTTCCAAGCATCTGAGGGCATTCGAAAGCGACGAGTGGTCAAGGAAGGTGAAGAAAGGGCCCGTCAAATTGATGACCAACCACCCATTCCGACGTTGACCGTCTATTCGGATGAGAGTGGAAAGACCGATAACTACCTCATTGTTGGTAGTGTCTGGTTCCTGCGGGGTGAAGACGTCCATAACGTAACAAGCGCATTGAAGGAATGGCGTGAGCGCACGGGCTTCAAGGACGAACTTCATTTTACAAAAATCAGTGACCGGAGCATCGACCGCTACTTGGAGGTCATCGATATTTTGGATGCTTTTGCAGCGACGATTAGCTTCCGAGCAATCACCATTGAGCGAAGAGGACACGCAGACATTCCAAGGGTCATTGATGACCTACTCCTGCACCTTCTAGTACGTGGTGTTAGACATGAGCATGAAAGTGGCCGCGCCCCTCTACCCCGGTCCCTAAGCATTTTCAAAGATGCGGAAGAAGAGGTAAGAGACAGGCTATCCGTTGCCAACTTGGAGCTCGACCTCAAGAACGTCGCGAGAGCCCAATTTAACAATGAGCTCCACATCTCTCTCGTTCACGCCATAGACTCGAAATCGCTGGTTCCAATCCAATTGGCAGACCTCTTCATCGGAAGCCTCAATCGACGGCTTAACGTCGCTCAGAACGGAAACCATGCCAAAGATAGGTTTGCCAATGCGTTTTTAGGACGATTTGCTGGGGACGGTGGGCAACAGCAGTACGACCAAGGCGGTGACATGACCGTCATCGATAAATTCTGAGAAGCGATTGGAAGGCACGTACATGAGCACTCATATCATCGTCGTCCACGTTGACGAGCTGTCATCAGAACCAGCCGAACAATTTGCCGAAGGCATCGCTCACCATGGCTTAGATGTACAAAGAATCGCACGACCGGCCCCTGGCCCTTATGCTGGCATGCAATGGTTGCTGCCCACGGCAGTCGTGCTCTTCTTCGGAAAATCCTACTTCGATGGGTTCCTCAAAGAGGCAGGCAAGGACCATTACAACCTGTTGAAGAAAGCGACGGCCAAACTCACGAAGGAATACATCGGCCCAGCAGCCAAAAAAGTCCTTGTGGTTTTTTCTAAGGGAAAGATTCAGTCCGGTGACCCGGAATACTCGCTAACGTACTCTGTGGTTGGAGAGCTCGATGAACGCGTCACTGCGAAACTACTTCTTGAGCCGCAACTATCCAATGATGAAAGTGCCGCAGCAGTTGCGGCCTTCTTGGACTTCCTGAAATCGTTTCATGATGGGGCGCTGGATGCCGACTCTATCAGCGGACTCAAAGAAGCTCCCATGATGGGTGGGAAGCTTCTTGTTCACTTCAATCAGGAATCCCAGAGACTAGAGGTCATAGCTCCTATCCCCGAGCATGTTCGGAACGGCCTTCCTACTTAGCCAGTCAAAATAAAACGCCCAAGCAATCAGACATCACAAAAGATGAGAGAAGGACGGTCTCATTCTCGTGAAGCCGTCCAACTGAAAAATAGACTAGTTGACCGGCGACGTCCCCCCGCTTTTGAGTAGCGATTCGATTTGGAGTCCAATCCCCCAACCGAAGGAGATTGGACGTGAAGAAGCGTTTTACCGAAGAGCAGATCATCGGCTTCCTGCGAGAGGTTGAAGCCGGCATGCCAGTCAAGGAGCAGTGCCGCAAGCACGGCTTCAGTGAGGCTTCTTATTACCTGTGGCGCAGTAAATTCGGAGGCATGAGCGTGCCCGAAGCAAAGCGACTGAAGGATCTGGAGACAGAG